TTATATTATATATAATATATTATATATAAATATATTTAGTGCAAAATATTATAATATATAGTTTAGTTTGTTAAGATTTTAACAATCTTTACTTACCAACCAATTTTCATCAACTGCATTATAATCAAACTCTGCATTTTCGTCATATTTTTCTTTAACAACCTTTTCAATATCCTCAAGTGGTAACTTAAAATATTCCTTATGTCTGTTGACTTTATTTACTCTGTATTTGTCAAACTCTCTATGTAAGGCAGTTTCAAGAGCAAAGGCGTTTTCACTAAACAGAACACAATTAGGACTAAATCTAAATGGAACACTTGCAGAACTAAGTTCATCAACTCTTTGTTCCCAATTTGTTCTTCTTGTGACACCAATTTTATATACATCTTCACCAAGACTAGGATTATTGATGATATAAACATATCCAGCTAATGTATGCTCTTTCTTGTATTCATTGTTTTCAATGGCTTGGTTAATTTCATCAATCTTGCCTTGAACGTCTTGACCTTTGTTTAGTTGACCAATATATTTCTCACGTTCTTTTAATAATTGTTCACGTTGTTTATTCAGTTCTTTTTCAGCCGCTTCTTGCTCTTTAATAATCATCTTTTGATATTCACGGTCTTCTTTGTCTTTTTGCTTACGTAATTCTAAGTCATGCTTATAATCAAGTTCTTTTAGTACAAGTTGCAGGTAATCATAATTAAAAGATACCTCATGCTTGTTTAATTCAGTGTTGATATTATTAAACATCTTAGTAACACGGTCTTTGATATTATTGGCATTAGAAATTGTAACACGGTCAATAAAAGCATCAACTGAAAGATTAAATGCAGTAATACTTTGCTTTACAAAGAAATCTAATAATTTAGAACCTTGAATAGAGTTACCATTATAAGTCCATTGGCTCTTAGTTGAATAATATTCTTTATAACGGAGCATATCACCTCTTTGTTTACGGATTTCTTTAATCTTGTCCTTATATTCTTCTGTTGAATATTTAGGAAAAAGTGGGTCATATAATCCCATAGCCTGAATTTCATGCTTGTTATAATTTTGTACAAGTTCTTTATTGATATTGTCTAATTCTACTTGAGTTTCTAATATCTGATGCTTCGTATCTGCCAATACATTTTTAGCCACTTCAATATCTTCTTTAATACGGTCTAGCTCATAACCCTCACGATATTTGATTTGTAAAGATTGTAAAGTGTTAGCTAAAGATGATCTAGCTGATTTTTCAATAGATAATTGTGTGTTCGTTTCTTCTAGCTTTGTACTAAGCTCATTATTCTGTTCTTGTAATTGTTTGATCTGTTCTTTGTATTTTTTAAACATATCATATCTCCTTTCCTTTCTTGTATTATATCATAAAATTATTAAAAAGTCAAGAAAAATTTTAAAGAAAACACTTGACAAATTGATTATAATGTGATATAATATAAGCAAGATGAATGAGTTGTATGAAAAAAATTGACAACTGCAAAAATTTATGGTATAATACAATAAAATGTAAGAAAGGAGAATTTTATGGAATATGATGATATTATTTGTGTAGACACTATTAGTTATGGTCTATATGAAGATTTATATAAAGAATGTACGTTTAGTGTTGAGCAAGCGTATGAAGAATATTGGAATGAAAAGAATGGAGAAATGTAATGGACAAATGTGGTGTATATCAGATTAGGAATATTATAAACAATCAAATTTATATAGGAAGTTCAAAAAATATTCAAAAGAGGTGGAAACAGCACATTAAAGCATTATGTGAAAATAAGCATGATAATATTTTTTTGCAAAATGATTGGAATAATTATGGAGAAGATTGTTTTGAATTTACTATCTTAGAATTTTGTGAAGAAGACAAACAATATAAATTAGAACAAGAATATTTTAAAAAGCTTATGCCATTTCACAGACTAGGAAACGGTTATAATATAAATGAAGATGCGAATGGAATGAATAAGTCTGGTTATAAATTTTATGACGATGAAAGAGTTGTTGGAAAAAGACTTAAAGCGATTGGTTCTAAAATAAATATGGTTGTTCCAGAAGAAGACTATGAAAATAAAACTAAAGATGAATTGTTTGAAGAATATGACGGAATAGAAACACTTGCTTATTTATATGATGATTTGTTGATGTGTAATCCAGATTGGGATTAGAAAGGAGAGTTTGTGGAAAGTAAATACGGAGTAAAGATATTAAATATTGAGGCAAAATCTTTATATGAGTGTAATTTAGGTATTAGCTTTCAATATGAGTTCTCTAAAGCAATGTTTACTAATAGTTTATTATTAAATTATTTAAAAGACAATGGTTTAAAAATAGACAAGGGGTGGACTAAAGACATTATCTGTATTAAGTTTAATTATGATTCTAGGTCTTATGAAAAAGAATTAGAACATTGGCAATATTTGATTGATAATAAACATAGTAAATCAAATACAGATACAATATATTCCGAAAATAGTAAAGCTTATAAATTTTTCAAAGAAAAGTTAGAGAACACAAAAAATAAAAAAGATTTATTTAATGCAAAAACAAAAGAGGAAATTAGAGAATTATTTTATAAAGATGGTGTTGAAGTTTTACATATGACTCAAAAAAAAGACGGCACTATTAAAACAACAAAGTCTATTCATTATAAAATGTTATATCGTTCCACTGGAAAAGCAAAGAGTGGAGAATGTATGTTCATTTGTGATAGATTATATGATAAAGCTATAAAGTTTATTAGAATGGGATTAAAAATGCCAAAGCATAATGCACCTATTGTTGAAATGAGTGCATATAGTTCTTTAGTTTCTAGCACTATAGTAGACACTTTAAAGATAAATCCTAAGAATATTTTGATTGTAAAAGATGTTGATAAATATTTTAAGACAAACATAATTAGTGTAGAGACAAATAATAAAAAAGAATGTATTGCAGTTTCAAAGCAAGACTATGAATTAAAAAATACACTATTTGATGGTCAAGGTTTAATTGATGAGTCTATTTTTCCTAAGTGGGGAGAAGGATATATTTTATTAAGACACCATATGTGCAAAATGGCTTGTTTTAAGACAAAAATTCAAAAGTTCTTTAAAGATTATTATGGAGATAATTATAATACTGCAACGGTTAAAGATATGTTTGGAAATGATCATTATGTAAAAGATATTGAATTGATTACAACAGATAACGCTATGAAATGGTTAAAATTTGATGTATCTTATGATTATTGGTGTGATAAAGTTTATGAGAATGGTTGTCAGTTCGGCATTGTCAAAACAGCCCATAAAAGCAAGTTAGGTGATGTTCAAAAAATGTCTTATCAAATGATAAATTCTTTAGATATAAATATTATGCCAAATGTTGTTTCTAAAAGTGTGGATTACGTTAATTTATTAAAATCCGATAATGAAGTATTTTTACAATATCTTAGAGACAATAAAAATTTTTCAAATGATTATGAAGTATTAGTTGCTTTATGTGAACAAAATATGGATTTTACAAGAAGTGAATATTTTCGTAATAGAAAGAAAGATATTATAAAGAATTATGTAAAAAATCTTAAAAGTGGAAAAATTATACAAAATGGAGATAATTTAGTAATTGTTGGTTCTCCTTATGCGATGTTATTACATTCTATTGGAGAAAATGTTGATAAAGATAATTCATTTACAGTAGAAGAAGATTGCATTCAATGTTTTACAACAAGATTTGAAGATAATGAGTATTTGGCAGAGTTTAGAAATCCGTTTAATTCAAAAAACAATATGGGATATTTGCATAATGTTTATAATGATATGTTCTTTAAATATTTTGATTTTGGAGAACAAATTGTTGCAATAAATATGATTGGGACAGATTTTCAAGACAGAAATAATGGCTTAATATAATGGGTCAGCTAATTAGAAATAATTAGTAAAAAATATTGGGTTAATAGTGGAAAGCTAAAAAATATTTTTTATTTCATGCTAACCATATACCAAGCCAAGTGAATCCGATTAAAGTAGCTTGGAAGGTTCAACGACTAGGTAGTGAGAACGGTATTCAATAATCTACCCACGAAATCCCAACACCTAAACGAGTAATATCGTAGGTGAAGATATAGTCTGACCTTATAGGAAACTATAAGAAATATAGGATAAAGAGCCTATATGATAACATTTTGCAGACCAAGATTCTGATTCAATTTATTGCACGAACCAAAGTGATATGGTAGAATGGGCTAAATTTTGTTATAAAAATTATCCTACCATTGTAAATAATATACCTAAAAGCAAAAAAACTTATGATAACACCTTAGAAAATTTTGCTTGTGTAGATAATAACTTAGCAAAAGCGCAAGAGGCAATAGGAATATCAAGTAATGTTGCTCAGTTGGCACAAACATATACATATAATTTTAATGAACAGAAATATAAAGACTATGTTTGTATTTTAAGTGTGTTGGCTCAGATAGCAATAGATAGTGCTAAAAGAGCTTTTGACATTGACATAAATTTAGAAATAGACAGAATTTCTAAAGATATGAATATTTCAAATATTGGTTATCCGTCTTTTTGGAAACCAATACAAGATAAAAAAAGAATAAAACAAAAACGAAAACTCTTTCCTATAACAAGTATAAATAAAAGTTTAGTTTGCCCTATGAATTATTTGTTAGGACTAAATTTTAACACAAATAGAAGTAGTTTGTCAACGCTTCCTATGAACTATTTTTTTAATAAATACGAGTTAGAAACAAATCGTAGACAATCTAAAAAAGTAGAAGAGTTGATTGAAAAATATTCTTTAGATTTATATTCTCCTAAAAATAATGATGAGTATTCAGATTATGGAGACAATAATTCAGAATATATTTTGTTAAGGTCAGATTATGACGAATTGATTAAAGATATTAAAAAAGTATATATTTCAAAGAATTATATAGGTTTAATGTCATGGCTGATTGATAGAGCTTTTGGAATTAGCCAACAAGTTCAAAATCATAGTCACTTATCAGACCGTAAGACAAATGAGAATAAGGCATTACTTTTAAAAGTATTATATGATATAAACCCACAGAATGTGTTGCAAATATTCTCAAAAAATGCTTAAAAATAGCTGTTTTTTGTACAGATGTTATATAAATATATGCTTGAAACGCCCATTTTACAAGGGTTTGCGGACTTTTCGTTAAGTGGACTAGGATAAAGAGATAGAAATGGCGTATTGCCAAAGTAGTCTCACCGCTTTATCCAAGTGCGGTATATAAATACGGAACGTACGTTGTTTTACGATGATACCCCACCCATAGGGTTACAATATGTGGGTTTAATAAAATATTTAACTGTAACCTTTTCATATAATCAAAAGAGAATATGTCAACCCTAGACAGTAGGGTTGTAAATAATATGCTGTCAAAAATAAATTAAAGAAAGGAGAAACAATGGCAGTAGAAAAAACAAATCCAAGACTTACAACAGCAGATATTGTTGAATTGATTGCTAAGAAATCTAATCTTACAAAATCACAAGTTCGTGAATGTTTGCAAGAATTTGCTGAATTATACAAGTCACTAATGGCATCTGATAATACGCCTAGTGATTTTACAATGCCGTTACCTTATGTTGGCACATTCAAATTAAAGAAATATAAAGGAATGAAAAAAGGTAGTACATATAAAATCCCAGATTGGGATAATGGTGGAAGCATCATCAAAGTCGCAGAAGAAGATAGACCTGACTTTAATTTACCAGTCTTTGTTGTAAAGCCTGAAATTAGAGAGTCTAGGAAACAAGCATCTAAACGTCAATGGCATAGGGAGCATAAAGATGGCTAAGAAAGATTTAACTATTGACCAACTGTGTAATTTGGTTGCCTTAGAAAGTAAATTGTCTCCTAGAACAACTAGAACTGTGCTAGATTCTTTATACAAGGTTGTGCTAAAACAATTAAAACTAAACGAAAGAATCTATTTCATGGATTTTGGTGCTTTTGAAATATATGAAAGACCAAGTGGAGATAAAAAGATGGGCAACTTTGAAGAAGGCGGGTCTATTATTCGATATATTGCACCTAAAATTAAAGTATTGTTCAAACCATCAGAGGCTTTAGAAAGAGCAATCAATGAAGATGATTTCACACCACCAAATAGACGTAAAAAAAATAAAAAATCAAGAGCACAAATTGTAAGAGAATACAATGAACGTCATAAGAATGAAAAGCCTACTACAGAAGAATTACTTGTCAAAGCATTGAATGTGTCACAAGCTAGACAAGAGAATGATGATTGGAAAGTTAGGCAAGCAAAGAAATAGAAAGGAAATATTATGGCAAAGCAAGGATATACTGAAAAGAAAGTAATTTCTATTGTTGGTACACTTGACAAGAATGAAGATAATAAATATATTGTAACAGTTGAAAGTAAGGATACTTTCAAAGAATATGATTTAGCAGAAATTTTAGAAGCAATGGAAAGTTCTGTTATTTCTTTGACCTCAGATATTTTCTAATGAGGTAGTACATATGGAAAGAAAAGAAAACGAAACATATATTAGTTATATTAAAAGAGTAACTAATGCGTGTTCCGATAAAAAAATTTCTTATTCTGAGTGGGGAGACTATATCTTAGGTACAGATAATAATTATTCAAGTGAGAATCTTAGAAAGGCATTTTATGTAGTATATAAATTGTTAAATAAGATTGATGAAAATAATTGTGATTATGATGCAATTAAAGATTTAGAAAACTTAAGAGATGAAATCTATAAAGAAAGATGTCGTTTACAAGATATTCAAAGAGAAAAAAGAAATGATTTAAGAGTAGAGGCTAGATTTGAAAATCTTTTAGAAGTGGTAAAAGATAACATAGGTTTTATGCCGACTTATGAAATTAAAGATTTCAAGCCTATTAACAAAAATCAAGATAAGAAATATGCAGTATTACAATTATCTGATTGGCATTGCGGAGCATTGGTTGACAATCAATTTAATTATTATAATGTTGATACAATGGTTGATAGAGCAACTAAAGTAAGAAATAACGCTTTAGAATATTGTAAATTGCATAATGTGACTGATTTAGTAATTGAAATAAATGGAGATATGGTAAATGGTGCTATTCATGTTTCAAGCAGAGTAGAATCAGAAGAAGGAGTAATTCAACAAGTTATTACAGTAACCGATGTGTTAGCAAAATTGATAAATTCTATGAAGCCATATTTTAATTTAATTAAGATTATTACAACTTTAGGTAATCATGGACGTTTGACTCCTAATAAATCAGATAGCATTACAAATGAAAATTTTGAAATGCTTATTCCGGCAATGCTCAGAGATAAACTTGGTGACGTAAAAATTATTGACTCAAAAGGTCTTGATTTCACCAAATATGAAATTGATGGAAAAATCATTATGGTAAGTCATGGTCAAAATGACAGTATGACGAAAGTTATTTCAGATTTTTCTAAGATTTTTAAAGTTGTGCCTAATGAAATTCATTTAGGACACACTCATTCATATACAGATATTAACGATTGTGACATTAAAGTAACAGTCAATGGCAGTTTAATAGGTAGTGATGATTACGCAGTTACAATTAGAAAAGTTACCACTCCTAGTCAAAATTTAATTGTATATGAAAAAGACAGATGTATCTATGAAATAAAAGCAGAATAAGAAAGGGAAAAATTATGTGTCAATATTGTGAAGAAAATAGACCAAAAATCGCTTGTGATTTAGCCATTATAGATTCAGAAGGTCATATGACTTGTCTACAAAAGCAAGAAGAATTGTATTACGACCATGAACTTTGCCAATTTGCTAATTGGTTTAAACATTTACTTAATTCTATTGGTTATGAATTTATTGACGAAGTTCAATTTATTCAAGAAGATGTAGTTTATTCGAGCGAAGATTTATAATTAGTTGTTGACAAATTAAAGATTGTGTGGTATAATAACATTATAAGATAAAACAAGGGCTGTTATAGTTGTAATAGTAATTTTGGTGAAGGTATCGTAATAGATACAGTAATGTTGGTAAAGTAAGATAACAGCCCTTATGTTATCAAGTTTACATATTTTCCGTCTTGGAGAATTTATGTATACATATTAAAAACCTCTATGCCTAAAATTATGCCCTCATGGGGTCATAGTAAACCATTTCTAAGAGGGATGAAATGGTCGCAGTTATGGGTAACTGCAAAAAAACATTTCCCTTAACGGGACGTATAGAACAACGTCTATAGGACATTAAAAAATTAACTTTCAATTGTTCAACAAAGTTACAAGAGTAATATTCTGCAAAATATGAAATTGGTTATAGTTGAATTGATTATAGGTAATTTGCAGATTGTCTATAAGAATATTTTGTGATTGACAATCACTATGTTATGATGACAACATAACAGAAACGACCTCGGTTCGTCACCGAGTTTTATAATGTGGAGTCCAACAAGACTTTAAAATGCTGTCTACATAGTCCGTACGAGACTTAATTGAGAAGAGGACAAAATTAATCAGATTGATAGGGTAACGTGCAACAGTATAGGAGCTGGCTCAGAAAGAGTGTCATAAAATAACAGTGTGGAGTTGCACCAAGTCAACGGTAGCAGAAAAAATGACGAATAAAGGGATTTTGCGTTGACACTACATATTTATTTTGTTAAGGGCTAATGGTCATTGACTGTTGTCTCTTTTCGTACATATGAAGTCCATATGAATATAACCGAAAGGTGGAAATTTATTTGGCAAAGAAAGATAAAAAAATAAAGATTTCTTTTGTTGATAGTTTTTCGGCACAAGAAGTAACTGGGTCTAATGTTTATGTGGAAACACCTAATCATAAAATATTATTAGATTGTGGTATGCATCAAAGTAATGATAAAAAGCAAGACTACTTAACTAATAATAGAAAAACAAAAGAATATAGACCAAAAGATATTGACTTGATATTTTTAACTCATACACATCAAGATCATATTGGCTTATGCCCAAAATATTGTAAGGATGGATTCAATGGTGGTATTGTAGTGCCTTATGGTTCAAAAGAGGTGCTAAAAAGAATGTGGGTAGATTCTGCAAATATCAATGAAAGAGATATTGAGGTCATAAATAAGCAAGAAAACAAGAAATGGAAACCATTATATGAACTTGATGCTGTAGATAACGCTTATGAACATACGATTGAATTTTCTATTAACGAAAAAATTGTAATAGATGATGAGTTGAGTTTTATGTTTGTACCAAGCGGTCATTTAATGAACGGTTGTCAAATTATATTGTGGATAACTATTGATAATTTAACAAAGAAAATATTATATACTGGTGATGTAGGAAATCCATTAGTAGATAATAAGTATGTTGGTAAATTAGAAAAAGTTGAAAAATGTGATATTGCTATTTGTGAAAGCACTTATGGTGATAGACCTAATTTCAAAGTAAGAAAAAAAGAACGTAAAAACGATTTAGATAAATTAAAGACTATTATTGATACACAAGTTGTTAGAATGAATGGCAGGTTGATAATTCCTGTATTCGCACAATGTAGGTGTCCACAAATATTACAAATGATATATAGTTTATATAAAGATGACAATACATTTGATAAACATATTTATATTGATTCACCTTTAGCAATAGATTTGTTGTCTTTGTTAAGAGAAAACTTGCGTGACGAGGAATTACAAGAATTTGATAAAATGTTGGAATGGAAAAATTTAGTGTTATGCTCTAAACCCGATGATAGCAAAGCATTAGTTGATTCTAATGAATCTTGTGTTGTTTTGTCAACAAGTGGCATGATGACTAATGGAAGAATTAGACACCACTTTAAAAAAATAGTGTCAGACCCAAACGCTACAATATTATTTTGTGGATATTCAACAGAAGGAAGTTTGGCTTCTATGTTGAAAGACCCAAAAAGAGAAACAATAGATATTGATGGGAAAACTTATACTATTAAATGTGCTTCATATAGTTTGAAATCAATGAGTGGTCATGCTATGTATGAAACATTAGTTGATTATTATTCAAATATAAATTGTAATAAGATAATTTTGCATCATGGCTCATCAGAAGCTAAAGAAAGTTTGGCAAAAGGATTAAAAGATATTTTATCAGATAAATGTAAAAGCACGAAAGTTATATGTGCTAACAATTCTTTAAAACTTACTATATAGGAGAATTATATGGAAAAATTAAAGATATACATATTAGGAATGATTACTGCTTTAGTGGCGTTGCCTATAATTGATGAAGTTGTGGAAATTATATGTAGTTTTCTTGAAATCTTAAAAGGGATTAGTACAAAGAAAGTCCTAAAAATAAATAAAGATATTATGGATTTACAAGAACAATTAGAACCTATAAATACAAATTGTATAGGTTTTGAAGCACCCAATACACAATATTATGATGATTGGGAAGATAATAAAGTAAAGAATAAAATCGGATTTAGGTAAATTCGTTTGGGGAGAATCGGTTAATCAATGGTTGGCTGATTCTCCGTACATATTAGAGGTGTTATTATGGCAAGAAAAGCAGAAAATGTAACATTGTGTATGGGTCATAATACCCCAATGTTGCAATGTATTGGTTTGAAAAAGGAAAGTGAATATTTTAGTTCGTGGAGTCAATTTCACGCCAATGGTAAAGTTCCTTATTGTAAGGAATGTTGCAGTAAAATTTTTAATTATTATTTAGATGAAACAAAGTCGGCTAAGACCGCTTTATACTATACATTGATGAAGATTGACACACCATTTATTAAAGAAGTTTATGAAAAAGTAAATGAGCGTAGTTTAAGTGGTGACGCGAACGGTAAGAAAACATCAATCAATATAGGTACATATATGAATGAACTCCGTAAATATTCTAAGAATAAAGAAATATGGAGTGATTTCAGTGCAACTAATGTAGATATTACAGAGGTTGATAGTAAAATTCAAACTGCTGAAATTAAGCAGAAAGAAATGGATAAGTTTATGTTGGATTGGGGAGAACAACCTAATTTAGAAGATTATCAATTTCTTGAATATAGATACAGTGTTTATACAGATGGTATGGAATTAACCCCATCACAAGAAACATTGTATCGTAAATTATGTCTTGCTGAATTATCTGCTCGTAGAAAAGAAGCTAATAAAGATTCTTCAAAAGAAGATACTGAGCAAATAATGAAACTAATGACTAAATTAAAAATAGATAATTTTGAAGAAAAGAAAGACAAAACAGACATTGAACGTATACTTGAAAAACAGATTTGGGAGATTGAAAACACTGAGCCTGCTGAAATGGTAGATAAAGAAGAGTATAAGGATTATCTGAATATTGAAAAAGATTGGGGTAAACATATTCTTCGTGCAGTTAAAAATCTCTTGACAGGGTCAAAAGATTATCCTAAAATTACTAAGGACAGTAAATATGGAGAATAGCAAAGAAACTGGTTTATTTAAACTAATAAAAGAAAGAGTTAAAAAAGAAAAAAATAGACCAAAAGAATTAGACCCTCAAATAAAACGAAATAATGTTAAAAAATGGTGTACGTTTTATCGTAGAAACATAAATTTATATGCAAGTAGACATTTGCAAATTAGATTACATCCATTCCAACATATAATGTTGTATTTAATGGGTATAAGTCAAGTATTTTTTGCAATATGTAGCCGTGGTCTGAGCAAAACGTTCATTGTCGGACTTTTCGCAATGTGTAAATGTCTATTATATCCATATAGCGAAGTTCACTTAACTTCTTCTACCATCTCACAAGCTACGAAGATGGTAAAAGATAAGATGGAAAATGAGCTTTGTAAAAAACTTTCGCCCATATTGAAATATTATTATGAACATGATTTAATTAAATTTCACTATGGTAAAGATGAAATATGGATAGAATTTGTTATGAACGGGTCTAAAATGTGGGTAGATCCTGCCACAGATTCAGCTAGAGGTGGTCGTGCAACACTTCTTATATACGAAGAATGTAGACTTCTTAAAAAAGGTATCATTGACTCTGTATTTGAAAAAATGGCTCACCCTAGACAAGCAATATTTTTAACGTTACCCGAATATGCTGGTGACAAAAGATGGATTGAAGAATGTCAATCTGTATATATTACATCTGCTCGTTTTAAAAGTGAATGGTTTTGGAATACATTCAAAACAGTAGTACAAGAATGTTATACAAATACAAGAATACCTTATAATTTTTTTGCTGGGGATATTTTCTTATCTATTTGTTTTGGTCTAAAGACCATATCGGACTATTTTAAGTCTAAAAAGACAAGTGGCGAACTTGACTTTAGGATGGAAGATTTGAATGAAATGGTTGGAGAAGCCGAAAATGCGTTCTTTAGCCATGATTTATTAAAGAAAAATCAAGTATATAGAAAAGCATATAAATTTCCTACTATCAATGATATATATGAAGGAAATGATTTAAAGAATCGTAAGAAACAAGAAAATGAAATACGATTACTTTGGATTGACTTTGCTTTTTCTAATACAACTGGTAAAGAAGAAAACGACCAAAGTGTTATTGGGTGCACCTCTTTAATAAAAAAAGATGGAAAGTATAGAAGAATCATAGATTATATTACAACTCATCAAGCAAGTGATTCATATGGTATGGATTTAAAGATAAGAGAGATGTTTTGGGATTATCAAGCGGATTATATAGTTTTAGATTTAAGGAATGGTGGGGAAGTTTGTTATACGGACTTAACAAAACCAAGAGAACATCTAAACAGAAATTCACATGATTGGAATGAACATGGATTTACTATAGCTCTTGAAAATGCTTATCAAACTTCTACGCAACAAAAACTTGATGATTTAAAATCTAGGACAGTAGATCCACAAGCTATTCCATGTATTATACCTATGATTGGTACGGAAGAGTTAAACAATAATATGTGGTTAGACCTACAAAAAAAATTAAGGGACGAAGAAATAGATTTACTTATTGAAGATATAGAATTTGAGCAAAAATTTGAAGAAACAAAGGAATATTTTACTTTAACTGACGAAGAAAAAATGAGAATAAGATTACCTTATGTTATGACTATGGCTTTAATAAATGAAGCGATAAATCTTTCTCAAGATTGGAGAAATGGTAAAGTTCATTTGTCTGAACCTCGTAGTGGGACTAAGGATATTATTGTTTCTTTTGCTTATGGAAATTATGTATCTTCTCTTATCATAAACAAATTAGAACAGAATGAAAATAATGATGATGAAGTCAATCTTGATGATTGGCAATGGTTAGCAGAATAGAAAGGAGAAAAATGTCCGACATGGAACATAAAGAATACCTTTCTGAGCAAGAGTTAGACCAAGTGCTACAATTTGCTCAAGGTTTATATAATGGCTTTGGTGGGTATGGATTTTACACTCCTTTCTCTCAAAACCAAAACTTACTTGCTTTAAATAACAATGGTCAAAAACCAACACAAGAAAAATTATCTAAAGCATTAGAAACCGCACCTTATGATTATGGCTCGTTGGCATCATATTCTGAATTTATGGAAATTTGGGATGCGATTTATGCTAAGACTTTAAGATATTTTGGTGGACTACTTTCTTTTGATTTGTCTTACACTTGTAAAAACATTAAGAATCCAAGTGATTATAATTCAAAAGAATATAAAGATGATATTAAAAGGGTTCATAAGTTTCTTGATAACTTTGACTATAAAACAGAATTTGATAAAGTTGTTAAGCAAATGTTAAGAACTGAAACGTGTTATACATGGTTTAGAGATTCACATGAAGACTTAAATAGTCCTATTGATATTGATAGTGATGAAGGCAAAATTCGTAGAAATGAAAAGTTTTCATTACAAATGATGCCACAAAAGAATTGTATGTTGACTGGATATTTTAATTGTAGTCAATTATTATATGACTTTGATATTAACTATTTCCTTAATGGAGATGTAGACATTAACTTGTTTGCTCCTGCCTTGAAGAAGAAGTTCAAAGAATCATATGCTAATGAAAATGGAGAATATATTCCGTCTGCTCAATTAAATTATAGGAATGATTCTTTTGCTAATTGGGTACAATGCAGTCCTAATGACGGCGCTTATGCGTTTAAGTTTGATTTAAGCAATTTTAGACAAGTACCACCTTTAATTGCTTTATTAAAGAGTTGTTTAAATAATGATGAAATTGAAGATTTGCAAAAAAATAAAGATATGGTTTCCGCTTATTTATTATTAGCTGGTGAAATCAAAACTATGGACACTGATAAAAGTGGAAATAAGTCAAATCAATTTTCGATAGACCCTAAAACCATGGGAAAATTTATGCAACTTGTTAAATCGGGTCTTGCTGACAAAGTAAAGCCTTTAGCCTTACCATTGGAAGATATTAAAGGTTGGCAATTTACAGACAGTAATCCAAGTATGGTTGAAAAGAAATATACTACAACTGCCGCGCAAGGGGCAAGTGCAAGCACAATGATTTATACAACAACTAAAATGGCACAATCAGAACTTGAAAATGCTATTTATGCAGATTATTGTTTTATGAAACCTTTATATGAGCAATTTAATCAATTCCTTAATTTCTATGTAAATAAGAAAACAATGAAATATAAGTTTGAGTTTTCTTTTGATGGACTTAATAGACCATGGGATAGAAAGCAAAGACAAGAAACTTTAAGAAATTTTGCAGATAAAGGGATTGTATTAGACGCAACACAATGGGCGAGTGCTTATGGAATGAAACCACAAGCATTTCAACGTAGTTTAGAGTGCGCACATAATGATACTACATTTATTAGTAATTTAACTATGATGTTAAATGCTAATACAATGCAATCAAGTGGCGAAGATAATGTAGGCGCGCCAAAGAAAGATTCTTCTGAAAGGTCTGATAAGACAGAGGAAGTTTCTGATTATGTAGATTAGGAGGGTTGAAATGATTATAAGACAAACTCCTAAAGATAAGGATAAATATATTGCTGTGAATAGTGATACAAGTAATGTATTACATGAGCATGGTTTTTATCCTAAGTATATAGATAATGAATTTATATATTATGTAAAAAGTAAAGAACTAATTGAATTTATGTCAATGGAGGGTTTATAATGCAAGAATATATAAAGAAGTTCTCTGTTGACGATGTTCAAATGTATAGAGAACAAAATGAAGACCCCGATTTTGCTGTTGTAGAAATTTACGCTTTGGCAGAGGGCAACAATACTCATAAAAATCCTTTTTCAAGAGAAGTTCTTGAACGTGATGCTGATACTTTTAAAGGAAAATTTATTATAGGAAAATATGATAAGTTTACTAAAGACACAGAATCACATGAGATAGAACAATCGGTGCTTGGTTATGTTCCACCTAATGAAGAAGTGGAATTTAGAATGAAAGAAGTAGATGGTGTTGAAAAAGAATTTGTTGTTGTAAAAGGTTTACTAAGCAAAATCTATGCAAAAGATGTTGTAGATATGTTCCGTAGTAAAAATGAAAGAACTGTAAGTTGTGAATTTTCTTGTAGTACAGAGTATGATGAAAATGAATATGGAAAAGCTGTAGATGAATTTGGTGTTGAATTAAATATTGATAATCCAGTATTGAGTTATCATATTCATGGAATTACCGTGTTAGGACTTCATTATAATCCGTCTGTAGCTGGGACAGAAATTAAAGTTAAGCAATTTGCAGAAGAATCATTACAATCTCACCCAGTAGACAAGTCTAAAGAAGCTGTTGATATGGGAGATTGGAACGGAAATAAAGCAAAAGATGATTTGTTAAAAGAAAAGAACTTCAAGACTGTCGCTAAAAGTGTATGCTTACTTTTAGAGGATGGTTGGGAAGAAAAAAGAAAAGGTTCTTTAAAATATCCAGTTATGAACTTAAAAGATGGTAAATGGGTATATAATGCAGAGGGTCTTTCAAGTGCTAGAGCTTATGGAGAACAACACGACTCTAGTGTAGCTGAAAAAGCAATTTCCATTCAAAAACGATTGGGGTTATATAAAGATGACAAGGAGGACACTATGTCAAGCGAAAAGAAGTTTGCTATAGATATTGGAAATCTTTGGAGTACCATTTATGATATTTTGGTAACAAAATACCCAGACGATGACTACGGTTCTATTTATAGAATTGAAGGAATTTATGAAGAAGGTACACAAAAATTTGCTGTAATCTATAGAAAAGATGAAACTACAATGTATAAACTTAATATTACTATTGAGAATGATAATATTGTATTGGGCGAAGATATTGTAGAAGTAGAAAAAACTTATGTTGAGCAAGGCAATGTTAAAAAGTTCTCTGATGAAAACATTGATAATAAGTATAAATTATTTACTGATACTGAAAAGGATGTTGTTATGGAAGAGAAAGAAAAAAATAAAGAAATGGCTCAAGATAATAAGGAAGAACAACCTAAAGAAGAGGAAACTAAAGAAATGGGTTGTGACGAAACAAAAGCAATGGCTGATGAAGAATCTAAGGAAGAAGTGAAAGAAGAAAAGTCTCAAGAGGAAGAAAAGAAATTTTCCTTAGATGCTTATGTTGACCAAGTTGCTATGTTAGCAATGCTTGAAAAAGAAACAGAACAAAATAAGGAGTTAGCAGAAAAGGTTATGAAACAAATGTCTGCTAATGAGATTGTTGAGAAGTTTATTCAAATGTCTAAAGAAAATGCTGAATTAAAGGTTGAAAAGGAAGCTAACGATACTGAAAAGAGAGATAAGAAGTTTTCTGCGATTATGGCTTCTGTTAAGGAAGACCTTGATGAGAAGAAATTTTCTGAACTTTCCGAAGAAGGTAAAAATCTTTCTTTAGGTGAACTTGGCGCTTTTGAAAATAAGGTAAAGGCATTTGCTTATGAAGCAACTAAGAACAAACCAAAACAAGATGATGACGGTATTATGAGATTTGCTGGTGTTAGTGAATCTTTAAACAATCAAGTCACAGAAGATGTGTTTGATAGAATTTCTAAAATGTAAACAAGGAGATTAAAAAATTATGGCTAAAAATGGCGTTTTAATTGAATCTATGATTCAAGCAAAGAATATTGACGCTCTTAATAGAAGCGTTATTTGTGCTGGTGCTGATGTAGCTGGTGGTGGTCTTATTAAACTAACTGCTCCTACAGTTCAAGGAGAAGATAGATGGACAGCGGCAGTTCCTAGTGCTGGTAATTTGGGTGGACTATGGGTTGCTTATAATCCTTCTGTAAAGTATACCGAAGTAAATGGGAAATTATATGCTGGTCTTTCTGCTGATGACAGAGATTATACCAATATTAAGGGGCATACATTTGATGCGTTTAAACCTGTTGCAAATGTAGATGAAATTGTAGTTACAGCAGAATGTATTGATGATGCAAGCAATGTAGTTGTTGGTGACATTCTTGAAGCAAAAGCAGACCAAACAACTTATACAAGAGTTGCCGCTGAAACTGGTGCAACCGCTGGTTCTACTGCGTTTAAAGTAGAATGGATTGGTTATGTAAACTTCCCTCAAGCTGGTATCGGTGATGAGAAAGTTAAAGTATATAAGGCAATTTGTGTACAAGAATAATAGACGAAAGGAAAATATTGAATTATGGAATTTATGAATGTAAAGGCATTTTCCGCAATGTCTAAAGATTTATATGATGCAATGAAAGAGTATTCTCGTAATTTCAATAATGAGAGAAAGGGTGTAAAGGCTTTTGCTGAACACTCTAAGGATGAAATGGGAACTCTAATCAATAAAGCTTTTGCTATGGAAGTAGCGAAGCAAAGCGGAATGGCACTTCCTTCTGATATGGGGAATAAGACAGAAGTAAAGCGTTATGCTGAAAACCCTATGGTTAAGTATTTTGCTAATCAAATCCGTGACGTGATGATTGATATGATTCTACCCGATGTACTTATGACTGGCTCTGTAAGATACTTTGCTGATTTTAAGTATGCTGATCTTGGGGACACTATTAAGTTTGATATTAAGTCCAATTCTCTATTTACAGTATCTAAGGCTGGATGGAGACAACGTACTACTAATCAACAAAAGACCTTTAGAACTACTGTAACTATGGAAGGTGAGAACCATGAAGTTACCATTGGGGCAACTTTGTTTGAAATTCTTACTGGTCAAGCATTTGTAGCAGAAGAGGTTATGAAAGTTGGTCTTTCTATTGAAAGAAGTATGCTGTTTGATGCTTATGACGCATTTACTACTTCTGCAAATGCACTAACTGGCAATCTTCAAGTGACTAACTATTCTGAAAAGTCTCTTATTAAGTTATGTCAAACTATTACTGCTTACAACCAAGGTAGAAAGGCTGTAATTCTTGGAACGCCCGTTGCACTTAAGAGTGTTCTTCCTAGCAACAACAATTACAGATATTTGCTTGATGATGAATATGTTCGTCTTGGACATCTTCAAACATTTAATGGATTTGATGTAATTCCTATGGAACAAGTAGCAGATGATACTAAGGGGGATTATTCTCTTAAGTTAGCAGATGATAAGATTTACGTTGTATCTCCTGCATCTGATAAGATTGTTAAGATTGGTGTATTTGGTGGAACAGTATCTCATACTGATGGAAACTATGACAATGCCAATAAGATGATTGAAACTACTGTAGAAAAAGCATGGAACGTGGCTACCGTGACAAATTCCGTTGCTGGTGTAGTATCTGCTCTTAACTAATTTTTAGTTAAAATAAATTGAGGGAGTTTTATTGCTCCCTTGTACATATTAAATGATAATTAAGGAGATTTTTATATAAATGGCAGAAGAAACTAAAACAACTTCAACTAGAGGAAGAAAACCAAAAGCCAAAGATGAAGAAGTTAAAATTGAAAAAGATGCTATTGATTTAGAATTGGAACAAAAAGATGACCAATCTGAGTTGATTAAGCAACTTATGGCTCAAATTGAAGCTCAAAACAAAGCAATGGCTGAATTGCAATCTAAAGTCAACACTCAACCTACAATTATGGTTCAAAAAGAAAGTAATTTAGGTGGAAAAAAGATTAAGTGCATCAATTTAATGCACAGTGTTGTAAATATATCAACTGAACCAGACGGATTAGGAAGAGTTTATACTTTTGAAAAGTATGGTGATTACAAAATGATTAAATTTGATGATTTATCAGATATTGTATCATCTTATCCTTATACAATGGAAAATGGTTTGATTTATATTAGTGATAGAGAAGCAGTTGAAGAACTTGGTCTATCGGAAGAATATGACAAACTGTATACAAAAGAAAGAATGGATAGGGTTGTTTATCTTAGAGAGCAATCTGACGTTGATATTTTTCTTGGCATGGAAAAGAATATGCAAGAATCGACAGCTATGGAAATTGCCAAACTAATGAACCTTAATGAAAGAATGGATTACAATTATCTTAGAGAAATTAAGGAAAGAACTGGAATTGATATTGAGCAGGTTGCTAAAGATTTAAAAGAAAACGAAAGAAAACCTGAATAAATAGTAATGGGAGTTTACTAACTCCCATGAGTACATAAAGGAGGTGGCAAGATGCGTGTGACATTTAAGGATGTGTTAAATAGGGCATATACCACATTATTCACTGATTATAAATTAGACAACCTAATTAAGATGGATGAGCAAGCATTTTACACTTTCTTAGGCGGTTTTTTGGTTAATGCTACAGACCTTTTTTCTGGAACGTTGACCGATTTATCATACCATTCAGAAGTAATAAAAGATGAAAATGGCAATGATAATATTGAATATGTATTTGATGCTGATTTATCAAGTAAAGAAGTATATATTCTTTGTCTTGGTGTAGCATTAGGTTGGTATAAGAAAGCATTAGATGATGTAACTCAATTTAAGTTGCATTTGTCAAGTAAAAATTTTAAAAACTTCTCCGAACAAGCCAATATTTCCAAACGATTAGAAAGACTTGGGGCAATGGAAGAAGAACTTTCAGAAGCTATTACTGCATATCAACTTAACAATTTTGATAAATTACCCTTCTTTGGAGGTGCTTAATGTTTAATTTTAATGTAAAAAATTATTTAGACAAAATAGTGCAGACTCCAAAAGAATATTATCAAGGTCTTGTTCAAGCTACAATAAATGACCAATGGATAAACACAACACAATTATTTACAATTAAAGAACAATCAGCTTTGCCATTTGTAGACGAATATACAGAATATGAAGCATGGGTTGATGTTATTTCAGATAACTTAATTAACACTTCAAAAGTATATTCAGACTTTGTTAGGGTTTTGTTTCAAGATATTGACCATAAACAGAATTATAAAGGTCAGTATTATAAAATGGTTTTAGATGGTGAGCATGAAGAATATTATATATGCTATGACCGTATGGGAACACTTGACCAAGTAGCTGATTTTAGTTGTGTTCGGTGCAATAATGTATTGACTTGGATTGATGAATATGGTAAAATAGTTGAGATGCCTTGTTATTTAGGAACAGACATTAGTTCTACAAACAATTTAATTAACAAAGATGGTACTGTACCCAACACAAGATTGATTATTCTTGTGCAAGCTAACGACTATACTATGTCCATTGTTAAGAATCAAAGATTTATGTTCCAACATTCTACTGCATTTAAGGTGGAAGAAGTAAACAATTATATGCGTGAAGAAGGTACAAATGGTCAAGTCACTTGTGTAAAAATTTATGTGGATTATAGTGCTTTGTTGCCAAGCGATAATAAAGAGTTAAACATATGTGATTATTACAAGGTTGATTATACATTAAAGATTGACCAAGACAATATTGAACAGACGCAAGGATTTAAAGGTAAATTGACAGCAACAGTTAAGAATGGAACTGATGTTATAGATGTACCTTTAAAGTGGTCTACAAGCGATTCTGACGTTGTTGAAATTGATGAGCAAGGAAATTATCAAGTTATAGGAGAAATAGGCTCTATAGGGCAAATAACGTGTTTTATGGCTGATAATGAAAGCATATATAACACGATAACAATTAAAATTGTGGATGACTATTTACCAGAAAAGAAAATTATTATCAACCCTAACAATATCACAGAATTGAATCAAGGTCAAGTAATTGATTTTACTTGTGGTGTATATATTGAAGGAGAGAAACAAAACGAGATTGTAACTTGTATGTCAAGTGGAGCAGATGTATATTCTTATACATTAACAGAAACACTTGATGGATATAAACTTACTGTGAGGCAAGAATCTGATAATGATTTGGTTTTAACTTTTAGTGCTGACGGTTGTGATGACGTTGTAATGGCAATCGAATTATTAGGACTATTGTAGGAGGAAAGTTATGTTAGCGAATGAAAATAATTATATGGCTTTTAATAATTTTTCAGAGATACCAGACTTCCCCTACAAAATTATTGAAGTGTTATTAACAGACACAAGTCAAGATGCGGAAGATTTTTGGAAATTGCTTAAATATACAGAAGTTAATGCACTAAAACAGAAAAATCTTACATTAAAAGAGAAAAAGGCAATGATATGGCAAGGAGAAAGCATTGAACAAAATTTTAATGTTTTTTTAAAACCTTTGATTGGGTCTGCTATGGACAGTGCCGAAGCCCAAACACAGTTAAGATTATATAGATATAATACAATTCCTACAACACAATTTGAAGCAATAGTATGTTTTGAAGCAGACTTTGTCACAAATGAAAAGACTTCATTAGTAAGAAGAAATAAAATTTTGTGTGAAAGAACAGATATTATGGAAGCATTGTTTCTATCTGTTATGAATGGAAGAGATATTGAAATTGGTAGTGGAGTGTTTCAATTCAATAGAGAATTGAGTAGGTCTTGTAATAGTCAATTAAATATTGGCAACTCTAAATCGTTCTATGGTCGTAGTTTGATATTAGCATTACAATTTGTTGGTGCTGATAGTGGAGGTAGCTGTGGTTGATTTAGAAACATTAGAATTGAATTATTTTGTAAATATGGATAATGTACCATATGAATTAAAAGATGGTGGTTTGATTTATATTAAACCTATTTTAGTGAAAGATTATTCACGATATTCATGGGCGAAAGAAATTTTGAGTATAGAGAAGAATGAAATAAATGACATTGGAATTATTCAAATGTCTTATCTTGAATTTCTTATCAAAAAAATATTCGCAATGAACAAAGAATCAGAAGATAAACTAAGATGGTTAATTAAATTGTGTATGGATGAAGATTATGTTGCATTTGTAGATAATAAGATATACATATGTGAGCAAGATACGACAATTAAAGCAATTATCAGACCAAAAGAATTTGACGATATTTCAAAGATAATTCAATCACAAAATGACCCAAATTATGATGACAGATATGTTTCACCAGAAGTTAAAGAATTGATGCAAGAATATTATAAAACAAAATATAGTAATATCACTTCTCCAACTTTAGAAAAGAAGAAAGCATTTGTATCAAGTAAGACAAGCAAAACATTTAAAGAATTAAATGAATTACCTTATCGTGAATTTGAATTGATATATGACGCTTGCAAAGATAGTGAAATATATATAGGGCAGAAGATTATACAAGGGTCTTATAAATATGATGTAAAAGAAGATATTAAGCACCCATTATTTGTACCTAAGAAAGACCCATATGAAGAATTGTTTACAGATACTTCTACATTGGCAAGTAAAGGCATTAGTGGTGCTGAAAATCTAACTGCAATGAACTTACAACAAAATAATGCTTGACATTATGTTCAAGATATAATGTATTCATAGGGTGACGCATGGTGGGGTATGCTCCCACCACCCTAATAATAAAAATAACAATGTAAAAAATATAGGAGGATATTAAATTATGTCTAAATTTGTATTAGCTTCCGTTGGTACGGTTCAATTTTTTGACCAATCTAGCGGAGACTTAATTGTAACAAGTAAGACATTAGTAGATAGTGGTATTAATTTTTCTGTGACGGCAGAAGATATTCGTGGTGGTATGGCAAACGCTCTTTTAAGTCGTTACCTACATGATTCTGCAATGGCTCTTACATTGACAGACGCTTTGTTTGATTTCAGTTATATGGCATTGAACGTTGGAGGGACAATTCAAACTGGTGCAGATGTTCTTACATTAGAGCAAGTTACTACAACTGTAGCAAATAAAATTACAGTAAAATATACACCTCAAAAGTTTGGTAATTTTGGTGTAATTGGATGGTATTCTTTACCATCAGAAGATAATTGGACTACAATTACTTTTGACCCAGATACTAAAACTGCAAATGTAGCTGACCTACCACAAGGAACAACTGTTTGTGTTAAGTATACTAAGACAGATGCAAGTGCTGAACAATTTACTGTAAGTTCTGCATTTATTCCTGCTCAAGTATATGGTGTACTCACATTGCCTTTGTTTAAGGCTGGCACAGACGTTAAGCAATTTTCAAATAGCTCTAAGGTTGGCGAAGTTCAAGTAGAAATCCCTAACTTTATGTTTGATGGAACTATGGAACTTGCATTAACATCTGCTGGAACTACAACCACACCTTTAAGTGGTAATGCTCTTGCAACATTTACAGGTCTTGAAGGTTGTGATTCTAATGATGGTTACTATGCTAAGTTAAAGCAAATTACCTATAACAAAGATGAATTTGCTGATGTAAAGGCTATTGTTGTAGCCGATGCTAATGTAGAATTAAAGGCTACGGAAACACAAACTTTACAAGTATATGCTATTTATAGTGGCATTAAAGCCCCCAAACTCATTGACAATTCAAAATTAACCTTCACCAGTAGCAATGATACTTATGCTTCTGTTGATGCAAAAGGTGTAGTTACTGCTAATGCAGAAGGTCATGCGGATATTGAAATTGTGGTAAAAAATAAAAATACATTGATGACTGCCGCAGTTGTAGATGTTCAAGCATAAAAATAACTAAGTTGAAAAGGAGGGTCTTTATGACTCTCCTTAATTAAAAAGACTTGACAAAAGTTAAAAGACGAAGTATAATATATTTATAAGGTTGATGGATAATCAATAAAGTGCAATTAGTTAAATATATAAATTTGCTAATCCTACCTTCAAAAAAAGAAGGAGTTTATAAGTATGTTATTAACAGAAGAAGTTGAAGTTCCGTATGGGTCTAAGACTCATACATATTATGAAGAATTAGGTTATTATTTTGAAAAAATAGAAACAAAAAAGCCTATTTTAAGAAATAGAAATGGCAAAATGGTAAGAGACTATCAAAAACAAATAAAACACTTACCTGCCATTGTTAAGGTAAAAGATTTATCATATGGAAGCAGTGTAAAAGTAGAATGTAATTGTGACAGATGTGATAAAATAATGACAATGTGTTATTGCACATATAAAAAAATTAATCATAATGGAAAAACGTATTGTCAAAGCTGTGCTAATTTATTATTTCATTCAGGGGAAAATAACGCTAGATGGAATTTTAACAAAACAAAAGAAGAACGTGAATTACAAAGAAATTCAAGTGAGTATTTTATGTTTTGCAAGAATGTATTAAATAGAGATGCATATACTTGTCAATGTTGTGGTTCTAAAAACAATATTCAAGTTCATCATCTCGATGGATATGACTGGTGCAAAGAAAAAAGAACAGAAGTTGAAAATGGGATAACATTATGCGAAATTTGTCATAAAAATTTTCATATGATATACGGAAAAGGTAGAAATACTAAAGAACAATTTGAAGAATGGCTTAATAAAACAATAAATGATTTATCTGTTAAAAATAGTAAATTATTTGTTTGTAAAATTGCTTATTGTGCTGAAACAAAAGAATTTATATATAATATACAAGACTATTGTAGAAAACACAATTTAGACCCAAGCACAATATATAATTGTTGTAATCATAATAAAAGTTTATCCTATAAAGGGAAACATTACTTTTGGGTAGATGAATTAAACGAGTGTAATATAGAAGAAGATGCTATAAGATTAGCAAAAGAAATAGAAGATAGAAAAATTGAAACAATGTATCAACAAAGAAAAGATTCAGCAAAAGCAAGAAGTAAAGAAGTTGTTCAATTAACAAAAGATAATGATTTTGTGAAAAAATACGAATCATTATGTTCTGTAAAACAATATGGATATAGTGTTGGAGCTGTTTCAAATTGTTGCAATAAATTAAAAAATCATAAAACTCATAAAGGGTGTAGATGGGTTTTTGCAGAAGAATATTATAATGATATATAGAAAGGTGGCTTATGAATGAATTATATGTCAAATATACCTCAAATGGGAGCATATAATAATATTGGGATGAATAATAATATTCCACAATTTTCTCCTCAAATGAATATGTATCAATCTCAACAAACGCAACAAATTCAAAACAATCAACAACAAAATAATGGTACTCCGTTTATAATGGTATCAAATATGAAAGAAGCTAAAGAAAAGATTCTTCCATACGGTAGCACGGTTTGGATGCGTGACGCAAGTGAAAATTATCTGTATGTCAAGGGAATATCTTTAACGGGTGACCCCTCATTTCATGTATTAAAGGTTGAAGATGTGACAGACCAAATGTTAAACAATAATGGTCAAACTCAAAACAATAATCAATTTGTTCAAATCCAAGATTTTAACTTATTAAATCAAAAGGTTGAACAGTTGCAGAATAGTGTGAACTATTACAGTGATATTTTAAATAAGGCAATGACTCCGACTCAACAAGTAGTTGAAGAACCTAAAAAGGTCGGTAGACCTCCAAAAACTGAGAAAGTTGGTGAGGTAAATGGCTAATTTTTGGGATTCTATAGGTGGAGCTAAACCACAATTACAAGGTAATAATTTTAATTTACAAGGATTTTTGAAATTTGCTCAAGAAATGAAGGGCAAAGACCCTAATGTGGTATTACAACAAATGATACAAAATGGTCAAGTAACACAAGACCAAGTAAATAATGTAAAGCAACAAGCACAAGGAATAGAACAAATGTTGAAAACATTAGGAGTTCGATTATAAAATAGAAAGGTGGCAAAGAAACATTAGTTACATTTCCAAGTAACTGATAAAATGAAATGAAAAGATTATATGTAGTTTACAACGCTACATTAGGTATGCTTAAAGGAGGTGTATCTAGTGTTAATTTGTAAATATAGATTATATACAATCTCTAGTGCATCTCTTTTAGATATATAATATATCTATATAATGGGTGCGCAACATTATGTATGGTGTATTAACAACTAATAAACTATATTTTATAATGTAAAGGAGATTATAACATGGCAATGGATGGAAACGGATTAAGCGTAGCAGATGCAATGGCTTTAGCAAATGGAAGAGATGGTGGCGGTCTATTCGGAGGCGGCACAAGTGGTGGTATTCTAGCTCTTATTATCATCTTCATACTTTTGTTCGGTACGGGAAGCGGTTTTGGATTCGGTGGTAATGGTGCAGCAGCAACTCAAGCAGATATTCAAAGAGGCTTTGATACACGAACAATCGTTTCTAAACTTGACGGAATTACTAACGGAATTTGTGATGCAAGTTATGCTAATGCTAATCTTATTAACAATGTAAGGTTTGATACTATGCAAGGCTTTAACAGTGTAAATCAAGGCATTGCTAATTTAGGTTATGAGCAACAAAATTGTTGCTGTACCACTAACCGCAATATCGACAGCTTAAAGTATGAAAATGCACAAAACACTTGTGCAATCGTAAATGCTATTCATGCTGATGGCGAAGCAACAAGAGCTTTAATGCAAGCTAACACTGTTCAAGAACTTAGAGATAAGCTACAAGAACGTGATAACACAATTTCTAACTTTATGCAAAGTCAAGGGCTTTTAACCGCACTTGGTAGATACGTAACCAATCCTCCTTGTTATCAAGGTTACAATGGATATGGGTACGGATATGGTTGTGGATGCAACACTGGCGTAACCGTAGCATAATAAACAGACATTCAATAAGGGTGTCTGAAACATGACACCCTTTAAAGAAGGGAGAATATCATGTTAGAAGTTGGAAACACAAGTACAACAGCTTTGACAGCTAATGCAAAAATTCCATTTACAACAGTGTTCTTTAACACTAACAATAGGACTTCTTTTGACTCTGCGAACAACGCATTAGTCATTAAAAGGCGTGGAATTTATAAGGTTGGCGGTAGTTTTGTTTTTACAGCTACTGGTGCAGGAAATGTATCAATTTCCATGTATGTAAATGGAGCTTCTGAACCTACTGCTGTATCAACTTTTACTGCTATAGCTGGTAGCACATATACTTTTACCATTCCATCAAAATATATTAAAGCAATCCCATCTGTAAGCGGAAGTACAATTCCTATTACTTTCGTAGTGAGTGCTGATGGTACTTTAAATAGGGCTAATGCTTATGTGTATTACAATGAAACTGTAAATGAGCAATAATAGACAATGGGAAGCTCTTGACGCTTTAAGTGTTATTAGCTTCCTTATTGGTTGGTTTAACTTCTTTGAGAATGTTGACCAATCAACTATACAAGATGCTATACAAGATGCAGTAAGTGATATACATGAGCATTTAGAAGAGCAAGACAAAAAGATGGATGCTATAATAGAAATGTTAGGTGGTGAAAGTCAGTGAAAGATAGAGAAATAATCGAAAAATATATGAAGTCTTTGAAAGAAGAACTTTGTATGTATTCCGAAAATCTGTCTGAAAAGACTCTTCCTTATATTGATACTTTAAAGTGTCGATATAATAAATGGGAAAAGGATTTATGTAAACTTGACGGAACATGGGTCAAGAAAGAAAAACATAAAGATGACAGAGAACGAACAGATATTGAAGAAACAGAAATAGACGAAAAATTGTATGATGCTGTAGATGAATTTGCTGACTATAAGAAGTATAAAGATGAGTACAAGAAGACTGGAAGTAATGACAGTTTAGCTATGTCACATCAAGAACTTGGACACTTCTTAACTAACCTTAAAGATATGTTCAAGGAACTTAATGAGCACAGTAAAGACAATACAGAAGAACGTGCTATGGTTAAAAGCACAATCAAAGAAATATATCAACTTTTTAGTTAGTGAGGTGTAATATGGTAATTATACAAAACATTTCTCACGACATAAAAGAAAAGATACATGACGCTGATAAAGATATTCGTAAGGCTATTGACCTTAAACACGAATATCCAAGTTTAGCAAATGATTATTATGAGTTCTCAGTAGAACGGATGCAAGAAGCTATGGATTTACATTCAGAAGTGGTTAAAATCATTGACGAATACAGAAAAGAAAATGGTGAACCTCCTGCTACTATGAGTGCTCTTTGGGATTTTTCTCATAAAATAATCATGGAAGAAGCAGACGATGTTAAGATATTACAAGAGCATTACAAAAAGCTGTAATGCCAACAAGGGGTAGTTTAGGCTATCCCTTTTACATATATAAGGGGCGAGGTAATACTTGCCCCTACTAAGGAGTGAGAATAAATATGTGTCAACATATGTATTATAAAGATGAAACAGAATATTTTCCAAGACTGTATTGCAACATTGACGATAAGATATGTATATATGCTAAACAATGCTTAAAGGAAAATAAATTCGTACCAAATGGAAATTTATGGAAGGAATGTTACAAGATGATTGAAGATAAAATTAAAGAAATCCCACAAGGTTCTTATTATGTGCAATCATATAGACCGAATAGAAGTGGAAAATTATTCTTATATGTTGTAATCAATGACCATGTTGAAAAGATACCAACAGAATTAACATCTATTGACCAAGATTATGTATATCTTAAAGAAGGACTTGACCGATATGAAGTTTCTCTTACACCTTTTAAGGTAACTAGAAAGAAATAGGATGAAAAGGAAAGCAATAAAACAAGGCGAGGTTTGGATGTGCAATTTGCCTAAAGGCGAAGATTCAGAGCAAATGGGTGTACGACCATGTTTAGTAATGAGCTTGGATATTAGAAATGAAACAAGTTCAAACGTGTTTGTATTCCCCATAACCCACGCCAAGAAGAAAGATCAACCTTGCCATTATATATTATACAAAGAGCATTATCCATTCTTTACCTATAAGGAAAATACTGTATTATGTGAAGAGGGTAGAAGTATAAGCAAGAATAGATTAGATAGATGTATAGGGGTTATCTTTGCAAAGGACTTAATTGAAATATTAAAATGCAAAGAATTTGTATTTGTTGAAAAAAATGATTGACAGCCTTCTTTCTTTGTGGTATAATAAGACCATATTAAAGAAAGGAGGCTGTAGAATGATTAAGAAATTCATTGTGTCTTTATCTTCTATCATTGGTATATCTTACATTGTATACTATACAAGTAAATATTATATTGAAAGACAACTATGCTTCACAGATAACATGCTCATTCCTTGGACAATTATATCCTCTTGTATCATTGTTGCCTTAATAATTGGTCTATTTTCTTTATGGAAAGTAGATAAGATAGAAAGACAGAATAATGAAATGAAATCAATATTGCTAAAGTTGACAGAAGATTCAGAAGAATATTATGATTCATTATGTCACCACTTGCAAAATAGTAGAGAATTAAGTTTAGATATTTTTGACAAAATGCAAGAAAGGAATTAGTGATGAATCAGCAAAAATGGTTTAGCCGTAACAACTTTAGCGACAACTATGATTATGCTGAAAAGGTGCTAAAGAGGTTTAATCTTGACAAGTATCATTTTGCCTATGATAGTGGTGAATTAGCTTTATTGATTGAAAGTGGATTAAAGAAATATAAGGTGGTAGCTGATGAAGTGGAATGTTTGATGAAGATTTATAGGTGTGATGTTCATGTAAATTTTGGCAAGCACACCAAAGAAAACTTGGTACTCAAAAAGACGTTTAATGACGATTGCATATGGAATAGTATCAAGTGGATTGCAAAGGATTCAAAATTGTAATCGTACATAGTTTTTCCTCTTGACTTTTCCTCCTTTATATGGTATAATGTATATATCAGATAAAGGAGGATATTTATTATGTTAAGAAAGATTGTAATTGATTTTGTGTTGTTTAGTGGTATTGAAGGATTTTTACTGTGTTTGTTCTTTGAAAGAATAGGCAACTGTAGAAAATTCAAATGGTATGAATGGTTAATATTAAGTTTAGGAAATTGCTTAATTAGCAAATTATTACCACCTTTACTGTATCAAGTAATCATACTTATTTGGTTGACCACATTTTTATATATTTCAAATAATTTAAGTATATTTAAAAGTATTAAGCTATCCATTTGTAGTATGGGATTTTTCTTAATATGTGAAATGTTATTTGCAATGTTTTATGATTTTTTATTAAATATTGATTTTTCTACTTTAGGTAAAATTAAAGCATTTATGTTTATGATACCAATAAGGTTTGTAGAAATTTTATTTATAAGGAGATGGGACACTATGAAACTTTGGTTTGGTGGCATAGTTCGTAAGTAATTACAACTACAACAAAAGGTCTTGTCGGCTCTCCCTAAGAACCGAAGTACATAGAAAAGGAGTGTTGATATGTTAGACAAACTACAATTGTTCTTGAAGTCTAAAATTGGTCAACCTTGGGCTTATTATATAACTTGCATTGTCTATCTTATATTAACATTCGGTGGACTAATAGGCATAGGTTATCTATTTGGTGTTTGGTGGCAAATGCTTGTGTTAGGAATTTGTTTGAGTTTAGCTCGCAATTACACAATGGGCTACCACTGTAATACAAATGTGCATTGTTTTATCATTAGTTCAATAATCGGTATAATGTTCTCTATTATCTCACAGACTATTCCTATATGGGTAGTCTTTTTATTATGCTTATATTCTTGCGTAGATATTTACAAGAAAGCACCGATAGAGTTAAATGCAGAACATGAAGGAAAAGATGAGGACTGGCATTTCAAAAGGGTTGTATTGATTATGACTATTTATATGGCTATTTCTCTTATAACATATTATTTTGGATTAGAACAATTATGTAAATGTGTATTATTAAGTCTTGTAATGACAGACTTATTACTATTTAAGAACCATAAAGAATATATATAGAGGGGATAGATATATGGAAGATAATCAAGAATTACACGACCTTAAAGCCAAGGTTAATAAAATAGAATATACGGAAATCAAAGAATTAAAAGATGAAATCCAACAAGTAAAAATTAACCTTAACACAAACAATATTTTAACAAAGCAATGTATTGAAAGCAATGATAAAATGTCAAGTACATTAGATACATTAAAGGACACAATGATTGAAGTGGCTCAAAGTGTTAAGGATAGTAATAGAGTAACATCAGAATTGGCTTCAACAGTAAAAGATTTGAATGATAAAGTAAAGAATGTTGAAAGCACAATGGACAAGAAATTTGATGAAGTAAATGAACGAATGGAAGTTATTGATGATAAAGGTAAATTTGATTGGATATTATTCTTAAAGCATAATGCAGTTAGTATTTTACTTGGAATAGGTGCTTTAATTTATGCTTTATCACAACTTGGAATAAACCTATAATGGAGGTAATACATGGTAACAATAGCAAGAATTGGCGGTCAAGTTGAACAAGCAACCGCAGAATTATATGGTCTATCCACTGATAATAAGCCTATTATGGATGATATTCCTAATGCCTCTACATTTTATGAGATGGACACAAGTGTTGCATTTTTATATGATGCAGAAAATAAACAATGGTTAGAACAATAGGAGGGTAATATGGACATAATTGATATTGCACTCTCAAAGAAATATACAGATGAATCATTAAAAGGTATTGCTGGCACTTTAGCTGGTAAGAATTGCACTATTAAATCAACTACTAAAATAGATGGTGTCACAACTGTTGTATTCGCATGGACAGCAGATGATGGAACAGAAAAGATAACAACCATTCAAGTTAATGATGGTGGCGGCAGTGGAACTGATGACTACGAAGATTTAATCAACAGACCTAAGATTGAAGGTGTTGATTTAATTGGTAACAAAACCTTTGAAGATTTAGGTGTTGCAAGTGCTACTGATTTAGCACAGACAGACGGACATTTACAAGATTTGGCAGACTTAGTAGGTGACAAGGCTAATCTACCTATGCCAAATGAAACAGTGGTTAATAATATTGAATATGTTGATACAAAAGTTGATGGTCTAATTGATGATAATGCAACTGGACTGGCTAAGACATTTTCAAGTGACAAGATTGCAAAGACATTTGCAATACTTGAAGAAGTAAACGAACGTATACCTCAATATGAAATCATGCCTATTGCAACAGAATCTTGTGGCGGTCAAGTAGTTCAATTTATTGGAACAAGTACAAGTGATTATACACATGGATATTTTTATGAGTGAGTTCAAAATAATGGGGCATATAAATGGACAAATATAAAAATTCAAGAAAGTATTATCACACAAGAACAATATCAAAGCATATTAAGTAGATTAGATGCTTTGGAAAATAAACAATAAATAGAAGGGAGGCTCATAGAAGTTGACAACGGATGATTATTTGTCTGAAATTAGCAAACGGTCTGATAGATTTGGTTCACAATTAAACAAACTTATGGATTTTTGTGGAGTAAATTGTTTAGTAGACGTTAGTTATGATATGGCAAAAATGTTTTACGAAAAAATGGTCAGAGAAAATATAGATGATAGTATTTAATGTTAGCTTCTATGAAGCTGATTATGGAGAGGTGGAAACATCTCTCCATTTTTTAATTTAGGATGGGTAAGACACCCATCCGTACATAGAAAGGGAAAGAATATTATGAAATTAAATAGGAATTACTTAACAAGCACTGAACTTATGGATATTGTAAAGGAATTAGTTCAACATGATAATGTAGTTGAAAGAGAAATTATCAAGATTGCTATGTTGGTTCAAATATTAACTGATTGTGAGAAAAAGGAAACTGCTAATGATTATTATGATGAATATGTTCAACAAAAAGATATAGACTTTGAAATTGATGTATGTAATGCCTATATGGTTGATAAATTAGTAGATAAGGAATTGTCCATTGACCATTTAGTAAAAGCATTTATGGAAAATTTAAGTAAGCAATTAAATGGATTTGACTTGAATGAAAGTATTGACGAACTTAAAGGTGTGATGAGTAATGGCAATAAATAGCTTTGCTGGATTGCAAGCACAAGTAGCAATTAAATTAGAACAAGCTATTGATTTAACTATGAAACATTTTGAACAAGAATTATATAATTGTATTCAAAGTGAAGTATATAGTTATGACCAAGAGTGGTATATAAGAACAAATGAGCTACTTGATAATTGGGAAATTGTTACTACAAAAAGTAAAAATTCTGTTGAAAGCGAATTGTCGTTTAGTAAATCAATAAGCCATAGTGGAAGTCCATTATTTCAACATGGATTTGAATTTATCAATGGTGGCAATACGTTTTTAAGTAATCAATCATTGCTAGAAATAATTGAAGATGGGAAAATAGGTGCTATTGCTAATTTCCCACAAATAGGAAGTAGACCGTTTTGGTCGGAATTTTGGAAAATTGTAGATAGAGATTTAAACAAGGTATTTATACAAAATTGTCAATCTGTTGGCTTACCGATTCAACAAGGACAATTTAGTTATAGTTAAAGGAGAAAAGATATGATAACTTTAGGGTTAGATATGAGTAGTAAGAAAAGTGGTTATAGTCTTTTCAATGATAAAGAATTAAAACTATACGGTCTTTGGGAAATACCTGAAGACATTACTGAATGGCGTGATAGAATTGTGTGGATGGGTAGACAGTTGGATAGTTTTGTAAAGGAACATAAAGTAGATCAAGTGTTTGTAGAGGATGTTCCTTTATCTATGGCTAATCCACAAACACTGAAAATTCTATCGGCATTACAAGGAATGATTATATCCGTGTGTACTCTTAATAATCTTAAAGTATCATTTATTGGAGTATCACAATGGAGAAGTGCTTTAGGATTATTTACAGGCACAAGAAAAGGAACGACAAGAGAAGAAATGAAGAAATCAAGTGTTGAATATGCTAATAAGACATTTGATTTAGATTTGGTATGGAAGAGTAAATCAAGTAAAAAAAATCAAGATGACTTGAGTGATGCGATAAATGTAGCTTGGTCACAGTTGATTGATAAGAAACAATTTGGTCGGAGGTGATTAGATGGCTTTACAAGATTTTACACTTAATTTAAAAGCCAATGCTGATGCTTTAGATCAATCAATTAAAAAAGTTACGGATAGGACTTATACAGTTAAATTAAAAGCTGATGGTAGTTCTATAAGAACATTAACTCAAGATGTTACAAGTGCTGATGGTAAACTACAAGGTGTAGTTAAAACCATGACCAAATTTGATGCGCAAGGAAGAGAATTAAATACAACTATTACTCAAAGTGCAAAATATGTTAAAACATGGGGTCAAGAGTTTAGCGATTCATTTGGCAAGGTCTTGAGATTCGGTACAATTACGGCTATTATTGGAGCTTTTACGAAAGCTATGTATGATGCCATTGATGTTGTTAAAGAGTTTGACGATGCCATGACCGATTTAAGAAAAGTTTCTGATTTAGAAGGTCAAGCATTAGACGATTATACGAAAAAGCTAGGAAAATTAGGAGAAACCGTTGCAAGAACGAGAGTCGAGATGACTCAAAATGCAACAATCTTCAAACAAGCTGGTTATTCTGATGACGATGCGGCAACATTGGCTAGAGTAGCCGCCCTCTATCAGAACGTAGCGGATTCAGAGGTGTCTGCTCAAGAGGCAGGACAGTTTGTTGTATCACAACTTAAAGCGTATGGATTAGCCGCTTCTGATGCCGCTAGTATTGTTGATAAGTTAAATGCCGTATCTAATAATTATTCCGTTTCTAACAGTGATTTAGCGATTGGTTTAACTAAATCAGCCGCCGCATTGCAGACATTAGGAAATACACAAGATGAAGTCATGGGCTTATTAACGGCTGGTACTGAACAGCTTACAGGTCAAGCATCCAAAGTTGGTAAGGGATTACAAACAATCGGTATCAATATTGCACAAGTAGCAACAGAAGCAGGAGAATTATCATATGAAGTAGGAAATACTACAAAGACAATTTCTTTATTAGACGAAGCCACTGGTGATATGCGCTCCACTTTTGATGTTCTTAGTGATATTGCAAAAGATTGGAATAGTATGACCGATGCTCAACAAACTGCAATATCAAATGCTTTGGCTGGTAAGACGAGATTCGATGTGTTCGCCGCAGTTATGACCCGTTTTGACGATGCAATATCAGCAACAACTACATCTATGAAGTCATTTGGCAGTGCAGAAGAAGAAAATGCAAAATACATGGAAAGTATGTCTGCTAAAATTGCTTTATTAAAGCAACAATTTCAAGAGCTTGTATTGGGCGATGGCGGTCTTGAAAAAGTAGGCAAGATATTTTTAGACTTAGGCATAAATACATTAAAATTAGTCAATGATTTGGGTGGACTTAAAACTGTATTAGTTGCGTTAGTTGGTGTAATTGCTACAATAAAGGCTGATTCAGTATTAAACGGATTAACAAAAATAACAAATATTATTCCTAATTTAATAGCAAATGTTGGTAAATTGGGAACAGTGTTTAATCTTATTGTATCTTCTCAAATTGATGAGGCATTATCTGGTGGTGCTATTCAAGCAATGTCTTTATCTCAAGCATTACAAGCGGCTGGTGTTTCTGCTAGTGTAGCCCAAGTTGCAATAGGGGGCTTATTTGCGGTATTAACTGCTGGTATTGCTATATATAGTCGTTTAAAACAAGAGCAAGAACAAGCAACACAAAATGCTATTGACAGTGCAAATAGTTTTAAATCATATAGTGATACATTAGGTAATACTTTAAGTAAAATACAAAGTGAATCTACAACAAAATCACAACTTCTTGAAATCAATAAATCATTAAATGATTCTTATGATAACGAATCTGAAAAATTAAAAGATATAAATGATTTAAGGGCTGAGAACGTTGAGCTACTACATCAAGAGGCGGTTGCTAAAGCAGAACAAACTCAACATGAAATTGGAGCAGAAGCAACAAAACAAAGAAGATATTTACAATCTTCTAATATAGGTCAAGAATCTGATTATGAAAGGGTAGAAGGATTAACAGGAACCCCAGAAGAAAGACTTAAAAAGGCAACTGGATCATTAAAAGAATTTGAAGCAAATCAAGAAAATTTAAGTAATGCTGAATTGAGAAGATATTCCGCTTTAAGTTCTTATTATAATAAATTAAGTGCCGATGTTGAAAATGCTAAGAATGTTGTAGAAACTTATGATGAGGCACAAAAAATAGCCAACTCATCAACAGATGAATGGTCTAAAACAGTACAAGAAAATTCAGCAGAATTAGAAAATCAAGGAAGCCAAGTTCAATTCACTGATGAAGAAATACAACAATATGCAGATGATATGGGTATTTCTTTTGAGGAAGCTAAAGATCAATTAAAAAGTTTCAATGGTGGAATTGATGATACCGCTACAGATATTGATACATTAGCGAAATCAATAGGTGTATCAGTAGACGAACTTCAAAATTTTGCTGATACAATGGGTCTTTCTATTGACAGTGCGGCAGAAATCCTTCCTAGATTCAACGAATGGAATGAAGCTGTTGATGATATTCAATCATCTTATGAAATCTTAACTCAGGCAGTTGAGGAATATAATGAACAAGGTGGCTATACCACTGATACTCTACAACAACTATTGACTTTAGACCCAGCTTATCTCGCGGCTTTACAAGAAGAAAATGGTCAATTAACAATCAATACACAAATGTTAATGACTAAAGTGCAAGCACAAGCAGAAGAAGCTAAACAAATCATTTATAATACTGCAATAGAAAAATTAAATGCTGTTGCTAGTGGTGAAGCCGGTAATGCTACGGAGACAGCAGGACAACAACATAATAATGCTGTAGCTGGAATTGATGCTGAAACTGGTTCATTAAATGAAAATACTAAAGCTAAACTAGCTAACGCAGTGGCAGAAGCTAGAGGTCGTGGAGGCGGTGCGTCTGAGGGTGAAATAAACAAAATTTTGTCCGAGATGACCAATCAATTAAAAGCAGTTGACAATTGGGCGAATACTACTGCGAAAAATTTCTCTAAAGGTATGGGAAAAGCCGCAAAAGCTACAAACAAAGCTACCAAAGCCGTTAAAGAACAGAAATCTGCCACAGAGACTTTAAAGGATAAATACAAGACAGTAATCGACTTTATCATAAAACAATATGATAAACAGATTGACAAGATAAAAGAAGCTAAAGATGCCGCAATTAAATCTGTAGAATCTCAAATTAAGGCTCTTGAAAAGGAGAAGGATTCTAAGGTCAAGGCTATTGATGCTGAGATTACTGCTTTGCAACGTGAACGTGATGCAAGAGAAAAGTATTGGCAAGACCAACTTGATAAACTTGAAAAAGAAAATGATGAACGTGAACGGAACATTGCTTTACAAGAGAAACAACAAGCATTAGCGTTAGCCCAACAAACTAATGTCATGGTGCTTAAAGATGGTCAATTTCAATATACACAAGATGAAACTGCTGTTTCTGGCGCTGAACAAGACTTAGCACAACAAGAAGACCAAAATGAATATGAACGTCAAAAAGAACTCATTGAAGAACTTAGAGATACAGAACTTGAATGGTATGATGAGCGTATTCAATCCTTAGAAGATTATAAAGATCAAGTTGAAGAGTATTATGAGAATCAGATTGAACAACTTGAAGAATACAAAGAATATCTTGAAGAATATTATGAAGCTCAGATTGAAGCATTAAAAGCCGAAAAAGATGCTGTCAACGAAACACTTGAAGAAGGTGTGGCTAACCAACAAGAATATTGGGACAAGATGAAGGAACAGTTACAATCCTTTGTTGAAGAATGGAACGCTTTGGTTGGCGAAATGACATTCCCTAATATAAGTGGAAGTGGTATTAGTTTAAGTGCTGTCGGTGGTAAGATTACTGCTTCAATGGGTGGTAAATCCACAGGTGACAACAAAGTATCTGCTTATGCAAGTGGTAAAGGTTCAATCAGTGATTCTGAAATTGCTGTAGTAGGAGAAAATCCTAAGTATCGTGAACTTGTAATCGGTTCTAAGCTGAACAACGACCAAGGTGTTGTAATGAATTTGAAGCGTGGTAGCGGCGTTGTTAATGCTGGTACAACAAACACACTTGCTAGTATATTCAATTCATTAAACGGTCAAAAGTCAGTTGGTCAACCTGTAAGCAATAGTAATCAATCTATGAGTATTCAGATAGGCTCAATTAATTTACCAGAAGTAAAAGATGGTCAAGGATTTATTGATTATTTACAGAACTTTAGTGCAGATATTACACAACAATCATTTAGAAGAGCATAGATTTTGAGGGGTTGAAACATACCCCTTGTACATATTAAGGAGGGCATTTGTATGTCTATGGAAAAAGATAAAATTGCCTATGAGCAGTTATTACAAGGTATTCAATCATATGTCAATAAATGCCTTGAAGAAAGTAACCGAGATATTACAACAACAGGTAAGATTGTAGAGGTTGTTGAAGATGGTGGTTACACAGTTGAAATAAATGGAGTACAGTATTCAGATATTGATACAATAGGTGGAGAATGTACTTTAAATGAAATGGTCAAAGTAGTTATACCACAAGGTCAATATAACAATATGTTTATATTAAAAGGTGGTAGCGGTAGTAGTGGAAGTGTTACTCCAACTCCTAGTGTAAGTAGAGTATCAAGCGTAAATGGTAAAACGGGCGATGTTACACTTAATTATAATGACGTTGGAGCATTACCAAACAGCTATAAAACTAAACTAGACTTATGGGATTTAATAGTTAACACTGATGGTAGTTTGACTTTACAATATAATGGAGGTTGACAATGGCTCAAATTATTGACTTATTGAAAAATACAAGTTTTGAAGATAAAATGGACTTATTAATTAAAGCTATTTTAAAAGGAGAAAATTGGGATTATACCCAATTATATAATAAACCTAGTATCAATGGTAATACACTTGAAGGAAATAAAACTAATGCGCAATTAGGTATTCCTACTAAAACAAGTGACTTAACTAACGATAGTTGGTTTGTATCAGATAAAAATTATGTTCATACAGATAATAATTATACAGATTTAGACAAAATAAGTGTTTCATTGGTTAAAGATAAAGTTGACAAAATAGATGGTAAAGGTCTGTCTACAAATGACCTTACAGATGAGTTAAAAGCTGATTATGATGATGCCGTATTACAAGCTCACACACATAGCAATAAAACTATTTTAGATAATACTACTGCTAGTTATATAACAGAAGAAAAAACAAAGTTAAGTGGTATTGAGAACAATGCACAAAAGAACACTGTAATAGGTGTTAAAGGTGAAGTTGAAACCGATTATAGAGTTGGCAATGTAAATATCACAAAGAAAAACATAGGTCTTGGAAATGTTGCCAATGAACGTCAATGGTCTGCAACTAATCACCCTACTACAATGAGCGGTTATGGTATCACTGATGGAGCAAGTATCACAGATTATAATACATTAAAAGGTCGTGTAGGTACTAATGAAGATAACATTGCTATGTTAGATAGTGATGTCGAAGGTCTAACTACAGATGTAGACACGTTGAAAACTGATATGACTACTGTTAAAGGTGCTGTAACTACAATTCAAGGTAATTATGTACCTAAGACAAGAAAGGTTAATGGGAAGGCTTTAAGTGCTGATATTACATTAGTGGCAAGTGATGTTAAAGCAATTCCAACAAGTCAAAAAGGTACGTCTAATGGTGTTGCTGAATTAGATGCAAATGGACTTGTGCCTAGTTCTCAACTTCCAAGCTATGTCGATGACGTACTTGAATATGATACAAAGACAGACTTTCCTACAAATGGCGAAAGCGGAAAGATTTATATAGCAACTGACACAAATTTACAATATAGATGGACTGGAACACAATATGCTGAAATTAGTTCTAGCCTTGCTTTAGGTGAAACAAGTTCAACGGCTTATCGTGGTGATAGGGGTAAAATAGCTTATGACCATAGCCAAAAAACAAGTGGTAATCCTCATAAGGTTACAAAGAATGATGTAGGATTAAGTAACGTTCCTAACGTTGCTACAAATGACCAAACTCCGACTTTCACAGAATCGACAACTCTAACCAAACTTGTAAGTGGCGAAAAATTGTCTGTAGCTTTTGGTAAAATTTCTAAAGCCATTACAGATTTAATTAACCATATTGAGAATAAAAATAATCCACATAAAGTAACTAAAACACAAGTAGGATTAGGTAATGTAGGTAACTTTAAAGCGGTATCTACAGTTGCTTCACAAGGATTAACCGATACAGAGAAATCTAATGCAAGAACTAATATAGGAGCTGGAACAAGTAATTTTAGTGGTTCTTATGATGATCTTACAAATAAGCCAACCACATTTCCACCTTCCGCACATAATCATGACGATAGATATTATACTGAAACTGAAATAGATAAAAAATTAAATGGCAAAGTTGATTTATCTGCGAATGGCGTTAGCAAAGCTATTAACAAATTACTCACAGCACAGGCTGTCCCTACTGATGGGGATTATTATGTAGTTCAGTATGCTAATGGTGGAGAAACACATACTGAATATTATCGTAAACCAGTGAGTACCTTATGGTCTTATATAAAATCTAAACTTGCTAGTGTTGCTACTAGCGGATCTTATAATGATCTATCTGACAAACCAACTTTCTTAGCTGGTGGTTCACAAACAACAACATCAACCGCTGACAGTGGAAGTAATGTATTTACTTTTACAAAATCAGATGGAACAAATGCAACTTTTACAGTTAAGAACGGTAGCAAAGGTTCAACTGGCGCAAATGGTACTTCTGCTGGTTTTGGAACTCCTACCGCTAGTATAGATGACAATATAGGCACTCCAAGTGTAACAGTAACAGCGAGTGGTTCTAATACTGCTAAAGTATTTAACTTTGCTTTCAAGAATCTTAAAGGAAACACAGGAGCAACGGGAACTAGGGGGTCAGTAATTAACTATGGTACAGCTATTACGGGAACTTCAACAACTGCTACTGCATTTTCGGGTTCTGGGTTATCATCTTCTTTAGTTAATGATATGTATATTAACACTTCTACATTTTATTTATATAGATGTACTGTTGCTGGAAATGCGGCTAATGCTAAATGGGTGTATGTAGGAAGCATTAAAGGAGTAAAAGGTGAAAAAGGTGCAAATGGTGTAACACCAACAATTAAAGCCGCCGCTGGTGCAAACATAGGTGCGGTTGGTACTCCAAGTGTTACCGCAAGCACAAGCGGTACTACTACTACTTTTACTTTTAATAATCTCAAAGGTGAAAAGGGTACAAATGCAACTACTACCGCAACTGGTACTGCAACTACTGCTGGATTAACAAAACTTTACACAGGCACAGGCACGGCAACTGATGGAACTATGACACAATCAGCAATAAGCAATAAATTAAATAATAAAGCACAAAGTGTTGTATTGGCATCAGACTCTAATCTAAATAATATTACAACACCCGGATTTTATAGTTGTGGTGGTGGAAATTCAATATCTAATAAACCATCTGGTGTAGATGCTATAGGACTTATTGTTGTTCATAACGCAAGTGGGTCATATTATACACAGATTTTAACAAATTCGACTAACTCAAACACTTATAGACGAACGTGCCATAATGGCACTTGGAGCAATTGGACACAGGACATATATACCGATACAAACACTTGGAAAGCTAATAGTTCATCATCTGAGGGATATGTTGCTAAAGGATCTGGTCAAGCAAATAAAGTTTGGAAAACTGATGCTAATGGCAACCCTGCGTGGAGAAATGATGATAATACAACTTATAAAGATGCTACAACTTCTGCTCATGGCTTGATGACTGCTACTATGGTGACGAAGCTTAATGGCATCGCCGAAGGGGCTAATAAGACTACTGTAGATTCTACATTAGATAGTACATCTACAAATCCAGTTCAAAACAAAGTTATCCATCATGCTTTAAATAATAAACTTTCAACAGATGGAACAGCGGTTAAAGCAACAGCAGATGCAAATGGTAATACTATAACAACTTCTTATGCAAGCACCATAGAAATTAATGGTAGTAAATTAATATTAAAATCAAAGAGTGGAGCAACATTAAAGACTATAACATTACCAAGCTCACAACCTACATGGAGTTAATAAAGGAGGAAAATTAAATGGCATTAGTTAAACCTATTGCACAAAGCATATCAGCATTTGACGCAACACAAGATAAGACATTTAGTTTTACCTCTAGTGGCGGTAGCCAAGTTGTTGCCAATAGGATTACAATTAGACTACAATCCGATAATAGTGTGGTCTATAAAAATAAAGTAACATCTTATCGGTTTGAACAAACTGTACCTAGTGGTACTTTAAAGAACGATAATTATTACAACTTCTATTTCAATACATTTGATGCAGATGACAATATGAGTGATGACAGTAATGTAATTCAGTTCTATTGTTATAGTGAACCTACATTCGGTTTCACAAATTTGCCATTGAATAATTTAGTTGAAAATAGTAGTTATACATTTAATGTAGCTTACAATCAAACAGAGGGTGAACTACTTAATTATGTCAAGTTTTATCTATATGACAGTTTAGGACAGACAGTTGATGAAAGCGATTTTTACTATGGTCGTGTCCAAATGCCTATTTACTTCTCACATACATTTGGTGGATTCGACAATACCGCAAATTATGAAGTAGAAGCTATTGCTACAACAGTAAATGGTATGACTGTTTCTACAGGTAAATATGCGTTTAATGTACGATACTATCACCCTCAATTATTTAATCTATTAGACCTAGAGAATAATTGTGCAAAAGGGTATGTAAATATCAAAAGTAATATAAATGTTGCTGATGGTGAAGTACCACCAGAATTTGACCCACCTACATATCTTGATTCATTAGCGGCTTCAAATCCACAAGATTATGTGCATTGGGATATACCATTCACTTATGAAGAAGGTCAAGAAATAAGTCTATGGGTTACGCCTAGTGCTTTAGACGTTTATCAATATGGTAACTGGGTAAAGTGGTCTAAAGGATTTCGTATTAAGCAAAATTTCACATTTACTGCATTTATGAAAACTGGTCGGTTTGGTGAGTTTGCTTTAATTGGAACTAGGCAAAATGGATTTATACTTAGCCTAGTTAGAGAAATTCCTTACACTGAAACGGAAGTAAAGGACAAGATTGTAGTTGATGGATATGTCAATGGGGTTAGAAAAGTTCATCAAGAATCCAATGCTGTTGATATGTTAAATCAAAAGTCAAAATATATGGTATGGTTCAGAAAGAACGGAGATTATTATGATGTAAGGCTTGAAGTATTAAGTCGTGGTACTGATACTTTGGCTTGGGATATAAAGGATATTGAATTTGAACGTCTTACTGATAAATGGTATGTTGGTGAAGATTACGCAATGGGTGAAGAATTTGTTGCGCAAGCTGATGATATGTCTAGTATATTCCCATTGTTTAACTTGATGCTATGGAACGGTATCTATGACTTTATGGATATTACAGGCAATGTATCAAGGAATTTCAACACAAATCAAAACCCTTATGATTATGATACGTTTATACAATGTGATTTTGATGGTAATATAAGTGGTAGTAATGCGAATGTATTGTTGTCCCAATTAAGATATGTCCGTATCAAGCGTAGAAAGAAAGGAACGTTTAAGTGGGTAACATTAAAGCAGTATGAAATTACTTCTGCCGAGGACTTAGAATCTATCTTAATGCAAGATTATTTTGTGCCTACAGATTATGATGCTGAATATGCTATTGTCCCTGTATTAGATGGTGACGTTGAAGGTGACTATGCTATCAATGGTATTAAGACAAAGTTTACTAATGTAACCATAGCAGACGCAAATACAGCATTTAGTTTTAGAGGTAACATAATATACAATGGTGATACTAAGAACGCTCCTATGGCTACATACACGCCTTTAAAGGGCAAGTATGCTATCATAGAGAAGAACAGTGAACTTGATTATTGGAGTGGTTCAATTACATTAACAGTATTAGGATATAACTTTGACAAAACAAAGAGAATAGATAGAGCAGATGTTGTAAGAGAAACAAATGATTTATGTGAGTTCTTAAATAATACAACTGCTAAGATTATAAAGGATTGGAATGGAAATATTCGTCTAGTACGATTCACAGGTAGTCCACAAGTGTCATATGCTAATCCATATGGCAATGGTATTGCTTATGTAACTGCTACTTGGGTTGAGCAAGGTGAATATGACAATCAATACGATTTATACGCAAATGGTCTAGTAGACTTAGAATAATAGAAAGGAGAAAATATGCCTACACAAGCGGAATATAATTTGGCTAAACAAAGGCTACGGGTTAAATATTTTAAGATAAATTTGCTTAATTATCAATTTCAAGATGTTGGTGAATTAACAGGTGATACGATTGAAACACCAAGTTTTACGATTGATGCAAATTCAGATATTCGTAGGACTTGTAGTATAGTATTTACTCCTAGAGATAGTTCTTTCGATATTAGGCAAGGAAACAAAATTTGGCTTGACAAATATGTTCAAGTATTTGTCGGTCAAAAAGATATGAGAACAAATAAGATAGAATATACTAATATGGGGATTTATTTAATAAATAATCCCCAACGTGTATATTCTGCAACAGACAATACTTTAACAATTCAAGGTGTTGATTTAATGGCTAGAATGACAGGTTTAAGGAATGGTAATTTACAAGGAATACCATACTTAGTCCCACAAGGCTCAAATGTTCGTGTTGCAATTATAGCTTGTCTTGAAATAGCTGGGTTTACAAAATATGTCGTTGACGAATGTGAAATTGATACACCTAATGATATTAAAATTGATGTAGGTGGGACAATTTATCAGATATTGACAAAATTAAGGGATATACTACCGAATTATCAGATGTATTTTGATGTAGACGGAGTATTCCATTACAACAAAATCCCTAGTGGTAAGAATGAGCAAGTTATGGTTGATGATGATATATGGAATGTGAATGTGGTCAACTATCAAAAAGCAACTAGCTTTGAAACGTTAAAGAACTCTATTGAGGTGTTTGGCAAGACGCATGATATTAAGAATTATGGCGGTCAAGCAACTATTGATGGAGATACATATAAAATTTCTATAGCTGGGGTTAAGAAGTTAAGGAAAAATACAAAGATAGGGTTTAATACAAATGTTGACTTAGGACAGACCAAGAAATTATCAGTGACAACAACTAAGAATAAAGTAAATAGTTCTACAGGCGAGGTTACAACAGAAACAACAACTGAAACTTATCCTATTAGAACTGAAAAGGGTATTGTACCGACATTTAAAGACAAAGACACTTACTATGTGGTAAAGTTTGTGTTCGGTACTGACCATTGGGAATTTACAAATGTTCAACAAGTAGAGAATCCTGTTGTTGCCGTTATCAGTGATGATGTTTATATTATCAATGATGCAAGTGTTGTAGAATTAACAGACGGTATGACATATACATTTAGGACTCCAAAGACAGGGTGTGAGAATGTATACTTACCTTATTTCAGAATTAACAATTTAAAGAAGTTAGAGATTAAAAACACTGTCAAGTTAAGGAATGATACAACTTATACATTGAAATATTTTGAAGCAAGTGAATATGACCAAGAGAAATATTTTCAATTTATGGGTGAGGTAACTCCATACGCTCAAATTAAAGAAGAAAATCCTGATAGTCCATATTATGTTGGTGGGTCTGTTGGAGAGATTCGGCAAGTGTTACAAGGTGGAGATTATGATAATATCTACACAAGTGACTTGGCTATGGAAAGGGCGAAATGGGAATTATATAGGCTCTGCCGCTTACAAGACAGTGTTACATTAAATTGTGTGCCTATTTATTGGCTTGATGTAAATTGGTTAGTTGAAATTACATTGCCTAATAAATATGGTATTGAAGAAAAAGAATTATATATGATTAAATCAATAAATATAGGAAGTGGATTAGGGAGTACACAATCAATTACAATGGCTCGTTATTATCCATACTATGATGAAGAATAAAGGAGATTTTAATTATGGCGAATGAATCAGTATTGTTTAAACGTGGTGATAGTGCTACAATTACTAGCACACCAGTAACAGACGGACAAATACTTTTTGATACAAGTGGCAATGGAAAAATGTACTTAGACAATGGTACAGATAGATTAGAGATGGGTGGAGCAGTTACAGTTGACGCTTCTCTTTCTAAGACTTCTACTAATGCCGTTCAGAATAAAGCAGTAACAGGTAATATCTTAAATAGTTTAACAGAAGTTGATGCGGCTACACAACAAAATACAATTGCTGGTGCTTTGGCATTAAAAGAGGCAAACAGTGTATTAAAAGAGACAAATAGTAATTTGGGCGGTTGTTCATTTGAGCAGGAAGGAAATGATTTCTATATCACAGGTGCTGATTCAGTGCGAAAAAAATTGGGTAATCCAGATTTTAAAGCATTAGACTGTGGTTTAGTTTCGTGGAAAAAGGACGAATTTGGGCAATGGCGTCACGGGTATCACTTCACAAAAGTATCTGAAATCCCTGATTTCGGGGCTATGGTACACGGAAAAGACTTTTTTATCGAAGTGTACAATGGAGGAACCGAGCAATCATCTGTTGGTATTGGAATTGGATATGTGCGCCATAACAATTCCGAGCTTGTTATGTCTTCCATAAATGGGTTAAACTCTTTGGCGGTAAAGGTCTACTATGCAGTAAAATAGGAACATTTTAATAACATAGATGAGTCTTTGCAATAAATCTTCTTAATAAAACTTGCAAAATTTTTATACTATTCTTCTTTGGTGGAATAATGTAAAGTACACATGGAGAAAGTTAAAACGACCGAACTATATTATCTTACTATTTGTAAAGAAGACGTTCGGCGCATATATAAATTGTTATGTTAAAAGAAAGGAGTTTTATATGTCATATATAAAATTTTTGAATAGTGATGAACACTTAGATGGTGTTGTTAGAGTTATTGATGAACACACCATTGAGGTTACTGGTTGCAATCAAAATCTAAGTGGTCTACAATGGTTTACAGATAGTGATATTATGTTTGGTGATTATAGCAAATTCAAATATGACTACGGTGAACCAAATTTAGGAGATAAAGTATATAAATATACGAATGATAACCATAAGTGGAAGAAGCCTATTTACACTACAACATTTAATGTTAATGGTGGTGGAACTGCTCAAGGGGCTTTAACACAAAAGGTTGCAAAGTATGAGGATTTAGTCATCCCTACAATTACAACAGAAGAAAATTATTTGTTTGATGGTTGGAATCCTGTAATCCCTGCAAGTGGAGATATTACAGAGAACCGAACATTTACAGCAGAGTTCACTTATGTTGAACCATTAGAATCTGTAAAGACTCGTAAAGTTGATGAAATGAATCAAATTCAACAACAGACTATTGAGAATGGATTTAACGCAACTTTAACGGATGGGACAGTTGAACATTTCACTCTTACAGGGCATGACCAAGCATCATTGCTTGGTTTAGCTGGACAAGTTCAAGCTGGAATTGAGCAAATACCTTGGCACACAAGTGACCATGATGAACATTGTAAATATTATTCTAATGTTGATATGAAAATTATTACAGATACAGCTACTTTTTTTGTGACTCTACAGGTAACGTATTTCAGGGATTTAAGAATTTATATTAATAAAGGATTAAACACCAAAGAAGAAGTAGAAGCCGTAGAATATGGAATTATGATTCCAGAAGAGTATCAAAGTGAAGTATTAAAGAATTTACTAGCTCAAATGAATAAGTTGAACTCTACTATATAAAATAGGAGGATGATATGAAGTATATATTAGGTAAATTAGGCTTATTCATATCTGTAGGCTTTACTTATTATATGCTAGAATGTTTCTTCCGAGGATATAGTCATTGGTCTATGTTCTTACTTGCTGGATTTTTAGGATTATTCGTAATAGATGGTACGAATAATATATTGTCGTTTGAATGTGACTATCTTATACAAGTGCTAATTGTAACAACCCTTTGCACAATAGCGGAGGGTTGTTGTGGTTTAATTGTAAATGTATGGTTAGGATTAAATGTATGGGATTATTCCAATATGCCTTGGGGAACATTTTTCTTTGGACAATGTAATATTATATTCTGTCTTGTGTGGATGGCTTTAGTTGGCTTGTTTGGAATATTTTATTGTGATGGATATGATTATTATATAATGAAGATTGATCCTTGTCCTTATTATAAGATATTCGGTAAGGTCTTTTTACGTTTCAAAGAAAGGAAGAACATATGATAGAAGATTTAAGAAAGATTATTACAGATATGAGAGCAAATGGTTTGTCTTTAAATACATTGATACGAATAGTAAAAGAAATGTATCGTGTAAAGTAGAAAGGAGTACATATTATGCAAGAAGCAATTCAATTATTAGGATTATTAGGATTGGCTGTTATTAGTAACACTTTAGGTGGAACGTATGTTAATGTAAATATTAAGGATTTTAAGTTCGATTGGAAGAAATTAGTTAATGGTATCGCAAAGGCTTTAATGATTGCCTTTATGTTCTTATCATTAGCTTATATTTTAGACCAAATTCCTAGCTTAATTGATGTTTTAGGTATGCAACCTAAGGCTATGATTATTGGTGCTATCAGTATTTATGTCGCTAAAACAGGTCAACACCTAATTGATATTTTTGGACTAAAGAAAGATGAAGTAAAAAAGGTCGAAGATAAAATTCAAGACAAAATTGAAGAAGAATATATGGATAGATAGGAGGCGGTAATATGACAGTTAAAGAATTTCTTGATAAGATTGTTGATAACACCGTCTTAGATTGTAATAGAAATAATCTATTACCTAGTCCTACATTGGCTCAAGCAATTATTGAGAGTAGATATGGTACTAGCACATTGGCAACTCAAGCAAACGCTTTGTTCGGTATTAAGGCTAATTCTAAGTGGACAGGAAAGACATATTCCATCAACACAAAGGAATATAAAAATGGTCAATATGTAACTGTTGTAGCCGCATTTAGAGCCTATGATAGTTGGGATGAGTCTATTATTGACCACAACCAATTTCTATTGAAAAATAAGCGTTATAGCAATCTTGTAGGGGTACGAGATTATAAGGAATATTGTAAACTAATTAAACAAGATGGATATGCAACAAGTCCGACTTATACGCAGACATTGATTGATTGCATTGAAAAATATAATCTTGCTCAGTATGATGTTATTACAGAAGAGAAGAAGGATGAAGAGGTAATTGAACCTACAACTCCATTCGTCAAAAGAAAGTTTAATGTTCACGCTGGTCATAATCCTAGCGGTATGGTTGCTTGTGGTTCTATCGGATATTTAGATGAGTCTACAGAAAACAGGAATGTATGTAATGGTCTTATTACAGCGTTGACAGATATGGGGCATATTGCTTATGACTGCACTTGCAATGATGGAACAAGTCAAAAGGATATTCTACAAAAAATTGTTGCTAAGTGTAATTCACATGAGGTTGATTTAGATATTTCTATTCACTTTAATGCCATTAGCAAAGAAACTGAAAAAGATGGTGTAACCAAGGGTGTAGAAGTATGGATTCATCCTAATAGCAGAGGGACTGAAACTGAAACAACTGCAAAGGCTATTTGTAGTGCTGTAGCTAATTTAGGATTTACTAATCGTGGTGTCAAGTATAGCAACGGTTTATATGTATTAAAGAATACAAAAGCTTCTGCTATGTTGATCGAATGTTGCTTTGTAGATGACCCCGATGATTTTGAACTGTACGATTGTGGAAAGATGGTTAAAGCCATCTTATTAGGTCTTACTGGTTCTGAGGGCGTTGATAAGCCACAAGTTGAAGATAAGGATTATTATTACACTGTCGTTGTTGGATATTATGCAAATGAAAGCGGTGCTTTGACATTAAAGAAACAACTTGAAGATTATGGATATTTGTTAAATCCTAATGAAGATGAGTTACATAAAGGAATTGTAACAAGTGTACAAAAGATTCCAAAGGAATACTTAGGATAGTATTATGGGGAGAGGTCTTAATTGACTTCTCCCCATTTTTTTACTTTTTTAATATTTTAAGAAGCATAGAATATAATTTATAAATAAAACTAGAGTGCCATTTATCAATCTTTTGTTGAAGTTTTCGATTGTAGTCATCTACAAATTTAACAAATTCTCTGTACTCTTCTTCTGTAATAGGTTTATTTTCCATTTGTTGAACCGAATCCTCCATTCCTTTTTGCTGTAATTTTCCCTTCCTTTGCAAGATAATATTTAGTGAAAATACCTTGTGCAAAAGCATCGCCTCGTTTTAGATTGATAGTTTTATCATCAAGTGTACTATTAGTTATTTTAATAAAAATATGTCCTTCATTGTCAGAATAGAAATAATCTTCATCAACAATTCCAACAGTATTATTTAATTGACAGCGATACTTAAAACCAAGACTGCTTCTAGGATAGATTTGTAGCACATAATTCTTCTTCATCTTACATCTAATACCTGTAGGAATCTTAACTGTTGTATTAGGTACGATATTCAAATCAATAGGTGTATAGAAATCATACCCTGCACTACCACTTGTAGCACGTTGAGGTAGTTTGATTGAATCATAAAATGGTTTGATAAATGAATCTAAGTCAACTGTTTCAATAGTTCCATCTTCAAGTTTTCTTGTTGTTTGTAGATTAAATGTCTTAACAAAGTCGTTAAAAAATTGTTCGTATGATACCTTTTCAAATTGTGCGATTGTTCTAAATAACATTATTTTTCCTCCTATGATAAGATCTTACTTCCAAAATGCCATTGATAAACCATAATAATGCAGTGATAATACACAATACTATAGAAAATATAGTAGGTACTAGAAATGCACAGATTATAGCTAATAATGACAATGTAATAATGATTAACATAATGATTAAAACCACACTGTCTCCTTTACTTCACTTGCATATTCAAATTAGTTACAATTTTAGCACCATTGATTTCTTTGCCACTTTTAATGTCTTTCTTTAATGCGGTTTTATCTGCTGATACTTCAACCTTTTCCTTGATATATTCTTTAGGTAATGCATCCATATCATATACATCAACAGAGTCAGACTTACGATATGACAGTTTTATTCTAGGTGTTTCCATCTTAAATTTATTAAGACCATCTGTATCAACAACACCATCTTCATTAGTATATTTCATACGGATATAATTGTCAATACGGTTCTTAATACGTTCAGCTAAATTTTCCTTAACCTTTCTACGTTGTGCAATGTTCTTTTCTTCTGTCTTAAATGCTTCAATGTCTGCTTGTAAATTCTTGTAGAAACACATTGAATTTTCAATCTTTTCATTTAAAGCCATTTGAATTTCATCAAACTTAGCGTTAAAAGAATCCTCACCAAGTAATTCTCCCGTGTCAGGGTCACACATATAATCTTCTAATACTCTTAGCCGATAATCAATTTCATATAAATTAGCCATATAGTTTCTCCTTTCTTAAATAGTAAACCTTTTCATTTCATCATAGAAATGAACAATTTCATCTTCATTTACCGAATGAATAACTACCATCGTAGGTTGAGTAAAGTCTAAACTTAAAACGCCTAGCAAGCTCTTTGCATCAATAACATAATGGTCTTTAATCATATCAATATTTGATTCAAACGATGTTGTAATCTTAATAAATTCCTTTAAATCTTCATACTTTAGCTTAATCTTTATACCATTCACTGCAATCAACTCCTTCCTTAATTTTTGCATGAATCCATTTTGTAGTTGTTGTGCTACTCCAAGAAGTTTTTCCACCATCAAAAGTGATTATCGTATTATTTTCTTTGTCATATCCTGCAAAATATCTTTTGATATTGTCCCTTTCGCAAAAATCCCAAACATAAATAGGTGTATCAATAGGCACTTTATTCCAATCAATTTCACGTTCTTTGTATTCTGAATTAGCCCACTCTTTTATAACTTCTTCGCATCTTGTTTTATCATCATAAAAATCACAAAAATCACAATCATCAATAGAATGACATGGGCACAATATTCCGTTTCTCATACCAACGGCGCAACCATTACAAGCAATTTCAATAATTTCCTTTGCATACTTTTCTTTGTTCAACATAATATTATCTCCTTTCATATTGCCAACCATTATTAGTTGTATAATAAATATTTCTTATACCAAGTTCTTCAAGTCGTTTAGAACAAGCATTACATGGTTTTGTAAGCCGTGTAAGTCTTTTACAACCTTCTTTTTTTTCACTATACACAAATATACTACACTTGCTTAAATCACCCTTAAATGACCTTGTGGCATGTTGTAGAGCCATAATTTCAGCATGTAAATAAGGTTCGTGTTCTTCACTAATATATTCTCTTTCTCCACTATGCTCTCTATACTTATTGTATTTCATTTGACAAGGGTGAGTTTTTTTAGTGTTCCATCCTATTCCTACGACCTTGTTTTTATACATTATGACAGAGCCTATATGTATATTCTTTTTATTGTAATCACTAAATTCACTTGCACTTTTGGCTAACTTAAATCCACGTTCTATGTTCATAACTATCTCCTTTACTATGAACATATTATACCATAGAATTATTAATTTGTCAACCCATATTTGTTAATCATAATACACACATAGTCCTCTGGTATCATGGTTTAATTTTCTAATTCTTGCCTTGTCAAATATATTCTCCTTTTACATGACCACTTAACACACCTTTAGATTGCAGATATTCCATCCATTCCTCAACTTGTTCATATACAATTAAAGCTGGTTCAAATGTAGGGTTTTTGTGAAGCATAAATTGATAATCATAAGGTTGACAAAAATCTTCATCCAATACATCAATGCGAATATCTGAACCGTCTTTAGGAATTGATACACTAAATGAAATATCAAAACCTCTGTATCTTTTTGTTTGTGGAAATTTAATAGGTCTACAAAAGTACCAACTTGGTTCATAATGGTTAGTAAAGCCAATTTCTCTCATTTCTTCTTCTGATAAAATATGTGCTTTAATTTTAGCGTTTACTCCATGACTATTTACTTCTACTTTTTCATCAAACATAAAATCACCTCCTTTATGATATGTATTATACCATATAAGGAGGTAATTGTCAAGAATTAATATAATTCTTTTGCTAAAATTATTTTTTCAGATTTGATTGTTTTATTTACATCAATAATCCTCTGATTAGAAGAGCCTATAAGATGTAATTTATAATCTTTAAGAGAATCAATAAATTCCCCATCAATAAGATAATCAACAAGTCCTTCGCGCAAACAATCTCTTGGAACATCTTTAATTATAAGTTGCTCATAGGTGTAACCACTCCATACAAATATTGGTTTACCAACTTCATGTTTCAGTCTTTGTAAAAACCAATAAAAATGTTCTCCTTGGTCAAATGGTTCACCACCTAAAATAGATACGCAGTCAATATATGGGCTATTACACAAAGAAATAAATTTATCTTCTATTTCTTTAGTCCATTCTTCTCCACCTTTAAAGTCCCAAGTTTCTTGATTAAAACAACCTTTGCAATGATGAGAACAACCTTGCACGAATAAAGAACAAGCTATACCAATACCATTTACAACATCCATATCTCTGATACTTGCATATCTCATAAAAACATCTCCTTTCATAGTATATATTATACCATAAAAAGAGATGTTTGTCAAGCATTATTTATGCTTTACTCTCATTTCTACTTCTTGTTGTTTTCCTTTATTAAATGCACTCTTATAATCTCCTGTTAAATATCCTGTTACTCTTCTAAGTCTTCTAATGCTATGGCTTCCACATTCAGGACAAGTATCATTTATATCATCAGTATAACCACAATCATTACACATATCATTTGGGACATTGATAGCAAAATATGGAATATCTTTATCCATAGCATAATTTACAATAGTTTCAAGGGCTTGTAGATTATTCTTAACAGAGCCATCTAATTCAACGTAAGTAATACAACCAGCACTACTATAACCAGTTAATTGAGATTCAATATCAATCTTTTCAATAGGACTCATATTAATCCATACTGGAACGTGCATAGAATTTGTAAAAAATTCTTTATCAGATACATTAGGAATTTCGCCATATTTCTCTTTAAACTTCTTCATAGAAGTATAACAAAGGTTCTCGGCAGGTGTAAAATATACACCGAAATTTAATCCATATTCATGTTTATTACCTAAACTATCTGTATATTGATACCTTTCTTTTTTAAACTCTGCACATCTATCTTTGAATAATTTTTCAATCTTTTTAGCTAATTCCATACCCTTATCAGTAGTATGGTCACAGCCAATAAGAATTTGTAAAGTTTCAGCAAGACCAATTTGACCGATTGCTAAAGTTCCATGCTTTAATGCTGAAATAATACCTTCTTCTGGTATATATCCAGCCATTACATTATTTTCATACATAAACTTAGCAGAATCAGGTGATTGTAAACAAATCCAATTAAATCTTTCAATAAGCATATCTTTGGCTTCATGGATTTTTTTATCAAGTTTTTCTAAAAATAAGTCTTCTAATTTTCCTCCATTTTCATTAAAATAAGAATCTTTTGCCTCCATTGCAATAGTAGGCATAATAATTGTAACAGGACAAATATTGCCACGACCATCTTTTAATTGACCAAATCCATTTACGTCATATCCATTTGCTGTACGACATCCCATAGTAGAAAAGTACGTAGTGGGATCATTTCTATCATATCCTTCGTTTCCACTCCAATCTACATTAGCATAGTTTGGATATAATCTCTGTGCCGTTGACTTTAATGCAAGCTGGAATAAATCATAATTAGGATCTCCCTTATACCTATTTACACCTTTCATACATTGGAAAATACCACATGGGAAAATGCTTGTTTTATGAAATTTCCCAACACCTTTAAGACTACCTTCAAGTAATGCTTTAGTTACCATTCTTCCTTCTGTTAAAGTGCAAGTACCATAGTTAATAGATGTAAATGGTAACTGATTACCGCTTCGTGATTGAAGTGTATTAAGGTTATGATACATTCCTTCGACAGCTTGTTGCAATTCTTTTGTTGTCATATCCATAGCATATTGATAAGCTTTAGGTGCTACATCTGTATATTCATTAATTGGCGTTGTATCATTCATTTTTTCTGTAAATTCTCTATATAAAGGATTTAAAGATTCATTAATATATTTTAGCCCATCTTTATAATGTTTATAAAAACTTTTTCTTACATAAGGAATCATAGTCCAATCAATATGTGTTGCACTAACGCCACCAAATTGTTGTAATGATTGTAGCTGGAAAATAACTGCTACAAGTTGAAATGCCGTACCAATAGAATTAGCAGGACGAACATCTGTCTGTCTTGTATTAAATCCATTAGCAAGCAAATCATCAAATGGAATAGATAAGCAATTATGTGAGCCTACTACATAACTGTTTAAATCATGGACATAAATCTCGTTGTTTATATGATTGTTTCTTGCCATTTCAGACAAATAATCTTCCAATGCAATTTTCTTTAATAAAGCATCACTGGCTTCTCCAACTCTGCCACCAAAAGATTTTTCGTCAACATTAGCATTTTGATTTTGTACACTTGAAGCAGATAATTTTTCATTTAGTTCTTTTCTAAAAGCACTATTCCTATCTCTAATTCTGTTTCTTTCTGCTCTGTAAAGAATATATGCTTTAGCAACATCCTTTCTATTTGTAGCCATTAGTTTCTTTTCAATAATATCTTGAATTTCTTCAACTTGTAAATCCTTAGATTTATCAATTTTTTCAATATCTAATGCAATAGAATGGATTTTTCCTAAAGACACTTCTGTTAGTTTACCATCTACTTCTACAAAAGCACTTTCCATAGCCTTGATAATCTTTGCAATATTAAATGGTTCAATTTTGCCATCACGTTTAATTACATTCATCTAATCCATATCTCCTTACAATCTTCTTCATCATTACTTTCCATAAATTCCATTTGTAATAATTCTTCATCTATTTTATCATAATCATTTAGTCCATATTCCTCACATCTTATCTGCCCTCCTTCAAACCATAATAGAGCAATTCGTTCATATGGTTGCTCTAATAAATACTCTTTTAGTGTCATTAGTAATTATATCCTCCTTTCTATTTATAAAATGTATGACCACTTTCATCTGTGAATTGTTTAGTCCAACCATTCCATTCGTTAGGACTGCAATCACTTCTGAAAGCAACACAACCGTTAGTAGTGTCTTCTATCATGTAAGCATACAACAACGCATATACAGTTGAATCACTAATATTATCACGACCATAAGCAAATTGATTCTTTTGTGTAATCAATTCAACAGGATCAGTTGGAAATTGATCTGATTCAATCCTATTTAAGATTACATTGGCAACGTTTACTTTACAATCAAAACTTGCTTCATGTGCTTCGGTTTCAATACATTTAAGCATCATGGTAATTTCACGCTCTGTAAACACATCATAAGGTGTTTCTGGTAAATCATCAAGCTCGTAAATGTTGAACAATGCGTTGTAATATAACTGAAACCATACATATTTATCTTGGTCTTTGATGCTTTCAATTAAATATAAGAAATGCAAACACTCTTCATTTTCTCGTTCACTTTGATTATACTCCATTTCAGAACATTTGTCAACATATTTATCATTTAGTTCATTATAGTTAATGCTTGACCTTTCAATATCCCCTTGTAAGCTCGTATTAGCCGATTCTAGGGCTTCAATTTGTCCTTGCTTAGACTTTATTGTATAGCCCATAATCATTAAAATTAGAGTCAATAAAACGATTCCTACACACTGAATAATATGATGTTCCTTAATTTTCAATTTCTTCTTCTCCTTTCTAATCTGTAATTTCAACTTCATAAGCATATAAAGCGTTATAAAGTTTTTGCGGAAACTTAGGATATTTATTTTTATAATAGTCAGCTACTTCTTTAATAACTTTTTCTTTAGTTGTTTTATACGCTTGAAATGCCTCTTCTGGTGTATTAAATGTACCTAAATCAATTCTTTTATTATCTTCTAATATATGATTACTTACTCTTGCTCTATAATGTTTTTGTCCTTGTTTGCAATAAGAAACACCGATTGGTAAACTCCCTCTTACAGTTTTGCAATTTGTCAATAGACTATTTAATTCTTGAGGTATAATCACACAATTTTTGGGACTATATATTTTATTTCCTTTGTACAAAATATCTTTATCAACCACCATTGATGAATTACCACATTCCCAATAATTTTTGTTATACCACTTTGCAAAATTTTGGAAATTGCACCATTCTTCACAAATTTCGCACCCTATATATGTAGGCTTTTCTTTGTGATAGTTTTCGTTATAACACCTTGTGAATATACCTCCCCATGCGACATATTCTTTAGTATTATTGTTTCTATTTTTTGACGGGACAAATTTAGTTGGTTTATATTCTCCCTCTCCTAAGTACCCTCTCCCAAAGATTGTCCTTGCATAAGGGCTAAAACACCTTCCATTTTTAAAAGCATCATGTGTTGTTTTCGTTTTGTAATTACTTTCATTAAAAATTATATAAATATGTTCATAGTCTTTGTAATCATAAATTGTAAACTTTTCTCCAAATTTATTAATATTTGATTGCCCTATCATATCTTCTTTTAATATTTTCATTTTACAGTAATTCCTTTAACCATGTGTTCCTTTGTTCATCTTCATCTACCAATAAAGCATTGTTAAAAGCTGAAACGCTTCCAATATCAACAACTTTTTTCTTCGCTCTTGTGTCAGCAACATAAAGTAAATTCTTTGATAACATTTTTGTATGTTTTTCACTAACTATATTTATAACATAGTCACTCTCGCTTCCTTGAGACTTGTGAATCGTAATGCAATAAGCCAATAATAAATTTTGTAATTTAGGTTTATCGAAAACGATAAGTTCATTATCAAATTCAATAACCATCATATTGTTATTTACTTCTCTAATGACACCGCACTGTCCATTAAATACTTGTGTTAATTCTACATCATCACTTGTCAGCATATTATCCGAATTTTGTATTTCTTTATAAGTCTCTAATGGCATTGCCTTATAGTCATTTTTTGTATTGATTACTACATCTCCAACCCTAAAAATTATGTTAGTTTTGTTGATTTGCCTTGTCATAATTTTCTCATTCGGTTTTGGCGAATTTATAATTGCTTGTATTTCATTATTGATAATATAAGTTCCTTCTTCTCCAACATTCATAGGAGACAAACATAATATATTCTTTGGCTTAATATTTTTATCAATAAGTTTAATATATTCTTCTTTTACAGTATTTAATATATCGTTAGTCTCAATAAATTCATAATTGTCACAAATCTTATATCTGTTACCTATATGTTTCACCATTTCAGCATCATCAAAAAACTGTTTTCCTTGACGTACATTTGTCGCAACAAATAAACTGCCATTGCTTTTATATCTAAAAATTTCGTCCAGTGTAATGCTTGGAACTTTACCACTGTTAATCAAATCACTAAATACTCTTCCTACACCTACGCAACTTAATTGTTTAAAATCTCCAACAAATACAATTCTTGCATTTTCATTAGTGATATGTTTAAATAACATTACGATTGTTGGTAAGTCATTCATTGTAGCCTCGTCTAAAATAACACAATCAGAAAAAATTTCTCCGTCTTTCAAACATTTTCTATGTACTGTACTTGTTGGTCTATGCGTTGCTTCTGCCATTCTAAGGCTTGCTTTTCCAGTAGAAGATAACAAAGTGTATGATAAATCATTATCTTCCATAAGTTTGATAAGACCCTTCAACGAACTCGTTTTTCCACTTCCAGAGAACCCAGCCAAAATCATAAAATTATATTTACAAAATAATTCTAATGCTTTTGATTGCTTTTCACTTAGTTGAAATCCATCAATATTAGTGTATTTTGTATAATCAATGTCAAGTTGCTTACTATTCATAATTTTATCCTTTACAAAATCAGCAACATAACATTCACCTTGGTAAGTTGACATAATACTTAAATCTTTTGATTCTTCATCGTAATAGAATAAATCATTATTCATTGCGGTAGGAACAATTAAAGGTTCAAGCTCTGGCACACTATATTCTTCCATAATATAGTAATACAAATCATTGCCATTGAGTCTTGTATCACCCTCTTGTTCATTTCTTTCCAACACACTTAAAATCAAATAAGCACATCTCATTTCGCTTACTTTTAAGTCTTTTCTTAATTCCATAATCGTTCTATCAGCAAATTCAAAAGAACGACCAAGTGTTGAGATTAAGACTTTATAAGGATTAGATTGAATTTCTTTAGCAATATGTTCTTCATCAAGATATTCTTCAATTAACTTCTTGCAGTCAGAAATATCTAACTTCCATTCTTTTAATTTGTTCATAATATTAAGATACTTATATTTTGTATTTAATTCTCTAATATAAGCATTTAATCTACATTCACCAACATTGTAAATTTTACTTAAATCGAATGCTTCTTTTCCCTTAGTTAATGCAAGCCATATGAAATTTTCATAAGCATCTAATACATAATTTGCTTGAGAAGAAGTGGTAATTTCTTCAAGAATTTCTTGTGAGTGTTCTCTTGTTAAATGCTCAATTTCTTCCATATTGATTGATGGTGCTGAAACAACTCTATAATTTGTTCCATATTTATCTGTGGATAGTTCTTCTACTTCAAGTTCATATTCTTTGCCCTCTGATAAATAACTAAGTTCCCCTTTTAACGTAATACAAAAATATTGATTTAGTTTCAAACTATCGGGAAATGGGGGGATAGGTGAAGCTCCAAATATAAAGAAATCATTATTCTGAAATACTTTTTTTGTTATCTTAAATTTTGCTTTAATTGTTTCACTCATAATATTTATATTTATTCTCCTTCTTTTTATTTACAACTTTAAATCCTTTTCTTGCTTTATATTTATCACAGGTCTGACATAATTTCTTCTGTTCAGCATTTCTTCCTTTGTCACATTTACCTTTACAAATATAATAGATACAAGGTGCTAATCTTTCTTTAGACATAAAAAATATCTCCTTTCATTGATATAGTAATTATACCATGAAAAGAGATATTTGTCAAGTAAAAATTTGCTATTTTAATTCAAAATATTTATTATAAATCTTATTCCATTCTGCTTGTGTAATTCCACCTCTATCATATTTTTCTTCTAAATTATAAAGGCATTGTGCAAGATAACGGTCTGTATGCCAATTACCAAACAAAGGTTCATATTTGTCCCCGTTACAATTTAAAATCAATATTTTTTTATCGCCTCGTATCGTTATTCTTCCTTTATAGTAATTGACATATTTATTCAATTTATCCTTAGTCTTATCAGAAACATTATAGCCACGTTTCTCTATTTCTGTAATGACTAAATTACAATACAATCTAAAATGATTCAAGTCATAATTCATAATAGGATTGATAAGAATTTGATTAGTTGCCCCTTTTTCATAAATATCTTTAGCAATAGCAACACATTCTCTTAACTGAGAACACAACTGTTGTCTAGGTAATACATCTAACAAATCATAATGCCATAATCTCATATTTTACTCCTTTACAATATACTTACTCAACATATCAATTTCTTCTTGTAATTCTTTAATGTGAGATTCAATTTCTTCCCATTCATCTGTTTCAAAATTATAATAAAAACTTGCTGGGAAATTACCATTATAATCAATATTATTTGTTCTATTGTCATTAAATATTTTATTCAGATAGTTTAGTGCTTCCTTAGATTTACAAACCACATAAGCACTGTCTTGTGATAAACGATAATCATTATCAAGCGGAAGTAATGTTCCATAGTCATTATATGTCAACAAGTCTTTACCATACTTATCTTGTAGTTCTTTGCTTTCATATCTTTCACATTCATTATAATCTTCAAATTCCTTGCCATCAAATGCAATATAAATTGTCTTCTCTGTCATATTATTGCCCCTTTCTAATATGCCGAATTATTTTATCTAATAAATTAAGTTGCGCGAATAGCTCTTGCCTATATGTTCCCTCTGCTCTGTCGTAACTACCAATTCCATATAAATGAGCATCAATATCATCTTTTTGCTCATAAAGCCAAATTAGTAAATCTTTATCCATATTATTTTTCCTCCTTAAATAATTCCAATCGTTTCGTCTTCATAATTACATTTCTTTGCTTTTTCAAACATATCTAAATATTTTTCATCAAATTCAAATGTATCTTTTTTAATATTTGCAATTAATGTCAAGCATCTATTATACATTTCTGTTGTAAAATCTTTGCAATTTATATTATTTCTATTCCTATTAAAAATATAATAAATTAAATTAGGAGTTCTCTTAATTGCTTCTGATACCAAAGGCTCTAAAAATAAATGTAAAACAAAATCTTTGGTCAATTCTACTTGTGACTCACCGTAAGTATAATATTTATCATAATATGCTTGCATAGCTGAAAGTTTGTCTTTATATAATTCTTTGTTGTACCAACCTTTGCAAATTAGCATAATATCAATTAAAGTATTATCTGTCATTCAATCACCTCCACTTCTAAGTTTTCACATCTCAATCTACTAGCAATTTGTTTACTAAGTATTTGATATTGATAAGGATGACACAGAGCTATACATTCTTCTGCTAATCGTTCACACGCTTCTTTTAATAATTCTACATCATCTGTTAAAATCTTAATCATTATCGTACCTCCTGTAACTTTTCATATAATTCTTCATACATTTCATTATTGAAATAAACCACTCTACTAGCAAGCATCTTAATAATTTCTTTAGCCTCGTCTAATGTTTGAATATCATCTATTGCTTTTGGGTCATGTTTCATAATACGTTTGTATAAACTATAAATATTGTTCATAATTTAACCCTTCCATTCACAGTGTAATACATTTTTATGGAAATTCATTGCACATTCTTTGCACAATAAAATTTTGGTTGAATGGTCAAGATATTCACCTTCCCATCTAACTGTATATTCTTTTGCCTCATTAAAATCTGTAATTTCTTTTCCACATTTGTCACAATGATATTTAGTTACTGTCATAATAAAAATCTCCTTTCCATTTGATACTTGTATTATATCATAGGAAAGGAGATTTGTCAAGAGTTAATCTATACTTTTTAATATTGTATAATCTCTTAAAATTTCTTCTTGTTCTTCACTTTCAACCCACTTGTCATTATTGTCTTTAACACGTTTATTTTGTGTTCTAAAAGCAGTTTTAATTATGTCCCCACTCTTACATGGGTGGTCTTCATAATTACGTTTATTTGCCTTAATAAAGGTGTTCTCACCATCATTAACGTGATATAAAGTAACAAATGGAGTATTATATTGATTTAACTCTACTTCTGATACAATGTAAATATTATCATCTGTTGATTTATCAATCAATTCTGTATAACCACTAAGCCCTAATTGATAAGCCATTGTTTCAAGTAATGTAATGGGTTTATACATATACTTTGTAGAAACAAAATCAACAATTCCTTGATAATTATTTAGAATATATTCCATTAAAGAAGCATTATCAATTTCTTTGAACATTTTTTCTGTTTCTTTACCACAAAATTGTTTAATTTCATGTATATTTAATCCAAAGTTTATACATTCATCTTTCTTTAATTGTTTACATTCTCTTAATCTTTTCATAATAGAATCAACATCATTATAAATATTCCATTGATTTATTACATAATTAACATCCCCATATTCTGCAAAATAATCTAACTTAAATAAAATATCAATACTCTTTTTATTCAAATCACTTTGTAATAAATCTTTAAAAATAAAGAACAACCCATCATATTCATTTTTATGTTGACTCATATTGTATAAGATTTGTGGTGCTACCTTTTGCATATTCTTTATACTTGCCATAGTTTGATTGATACAATTATTTTCTCTGTCAATAGAAAATTGTCTATTATCATCACCAAAAGCAATGGGTTTTAATTTGATGCCACGTTTAAGCATTTCTTTCTTTAATGCTGTAACTTTATCCTTATCACCTTTATTAGTGTATCTTTGTAATGTTACTTTATAAAATTCTAATGGATAATAAGCTTTTTGCCAAGCAAGTGTAACACTATCAATAGCCATACAATAAGCATGAGCAGAATTGAAACCATAAGAAGCACTATCTTCAATTACTTGCCATACTTTTCCAGCCATTTTCATAGCATTATCTTTGTCGGTTGTTTCTTTTGTATTAAGTATAGCTTGTGCAAAATTAGGAATAAACTTTTCTTTTGCTTGTGTAATCACATAATGTTTCTTTTTGCTAATAGCTTTAATGATTGTATATGTTTCACTCATAGGAAATCCTGCAAATCCTAATACTTTCATTAAATGCTCTTGATATAAAATAAATGAGCTTGAACAATATTGGTCTTGAATAAGGTCATCAAAAGCCTTTATTCCATAATCAAAATGTTTGCGTTGTTCAAATGTTTTATACATTGATTGAAATGATGGTCTAATACCAGCTACAAATTGTGTCAACTCTGAAATGTTCTTTGGTTTAAATCTCATAACTTTTTCAGTAGATTTTTGTTGCTCACATTGATTCACACACATTGTATAACCATTAGCATAAATATCCCAAGTCTTACTATCATTATCAATCTTAGCAAGCAATTCGTTTACAGATAATGGTTCAATTCCTATCTCCTTATAAATATCATATGTCAATCCAATAGAATCTACAATGAGGTAGTCCTGCTTCAACATGCCGAAAGCATCAATAGTGCCACTTTCAATAACCGCAACGAAAGTTTCTTTAGCTTTATCTCCTTGTGATTCAGATTTTACCATAATTACACCGACTTCTTCTACAACATCAAAGTCTGCACAAATTGTGCCGCAAGGATGTGCTTTCAAATTATCTACAATTCCCATGTATTGTTGACAACCATCAATTAAATATCCGTATTTTTCTTTATCAACATAATCATAAATATCAATAAATTCTTTTTCATCATCATCTGCGTGTTTTAAAGCATTTTCATATTTACTAATTTGCTTTGTTACAGTATTGGCTAATTGTGGGTCAAGGTTATATGCTCTTGAATACATTTTAAATGCAGATTTATAATGCAATGTGCCTAAAGCCAATAGATCAAATGTTCCTTCTTCCCCAATTATATCTTTTTGCGCTTGTATAAATGGTTCTCTTGATGATACATTATGGTCAATGTCTGGCGGTGTGTGAGAATCCAATACTCTTTCTTTTGTTAAAAATCTTTCAGAATACATAAGCACTGGTGAATTAACTTTATCTACTTTTGTAAATCTAAATAATTTATTCAAATAACAAGATACTCCGCTACCTCTACCACTAGGAGTCAATATACCACCATATTCGTCAATTCCACGTTTCATTATTTCATAAGTATCAATGAAATAATCAGCCATGTTACATCCTTCAATTTCGGCTATATCATGTTTAATTTCTTTAATATATTCATCATACTTATCTTTGTTAATATCATTAGATTGCCTTTCCCATTCATATCTAAGGATATTCTCAAATACTTCATTTCTTTGTTCTTGTGTTAAATCACGATATTTTTTAGCCACAGGAACTTTTAATGACCTATCCAATATAATTTCATCAAATGTAAGAATAATATTAGTATTCTCTATTGCTTCTGTAATTTCTTCATCACTCAAAATTCCTTGTTCTTGAAATCTATTGAAGAATGTTTCATAACTTGGTAAATCCATATACCAACCTTGTTCATCTTCATAACTAATCTTATTAGATTTTAACAAGTCATCTCTATCTGCCATTTGTGATTCAGTAATAACATGGCTGTCAGTTCCAGCTATAATTGGAATGTTATATTTATAATGCAATTCCATAATATGAGCATTTATTTCTTTTTGTGCTTGTGTATTATGGGGTTGTACTTCAAGATAAAAGTCTGTAAAATGATTAAATAATTTAAGAACAATTTCATCAATTTTTGAATAGTCAACTACATTAGCATTATCACCAAATGGCAAATCTCTATCATCTATTGTGTATTTATTCCAAAAGGCAATGCAAGCTGATGTAACGAATACATCATCTTTTGGCAATGATAAAAGAATATCTAAATCCATTCTATTCTTATAATAATACCCAGTTTTAAATGATTCATAGATTGCTCTATTTATTTTCTTACGACCATTTTCATTCTTTGCTAATAAAATAATGTGGCAATTACTTGAATCAGAAGAATTTCTGTCTTTTACCCAATATGCTTCTGTGCCAAATACGAATTTGATTGGTTTATAACTAGGATTTGATTCAAGATTCTTTTTATTAAATTTTTCAAGGTCATCATAAATCTTAAAATAATTTCCTTGCCATCCGTGTTCAACAGTTGAATAAATTGTTGGTATACCTTGGTCTGCTGATTTCTTATATTCTTTAAAATAATCCATAGGCACAAGTGGAGAATCTTTATTATATCTATGTGATAAACTCGTATGTTTGTGATAATTACAAAATGATAAATTTTTACAATTATTCATTACTGCCTTCCCTTTCCCACCAATAACCATATGCTGATTTTTGTTTTCCACTAATTACACCATTTATATTAGATGAACATATTTTATTATTTTTACAAATTTTAATTGAATTTAAGTATTCAATTGCTTCTTTTGAAGAGTTGAATAATTTAATTTTTTTATGTGTTATTTTATCACACATCCATATTTTTTTCTTTTTTGAAATTGATAAATTTTTATTATGATTTCCATAATTATTATTATATTTTTGTGTGCCCCATTCTAAATTATAATAATTATTATTTAATTTATTTTCATCTTTATGACATACAATTGGATAATTATTTGGATTCTCAACAAACGCTAAAGCTACTAATCTATTTATACGATATGTTCTCATATCATTATTCCCATATCTTAAAGTTATTTGTTCATATCCATATTTATTTATATGTTTTGTAAGCCATTTATTTGTATTTGTTGACCAAACATTGCCATCATTTGTTATATAAAACATTTTTGAATCATCTATTGGTTTAATATATGTATCATCAAGTAAATTTGGTACTAATTTCATAACTCATCCTTTAACTCCTTTCTATATTTATTCAATTATACCACAAAAGACCACTTTTGTCAAGTGGTCTTTTAACTCTATTTTAATCCATTAAAAATATGTGCAATAACATCAATAGTCCAACCATTCCCAATACATTTATATCTTTGTGTATCAGACAACCCTTCTGTATAATTATCTGGTAAAGTTTGTGCTCTTTCACATTCGATTGGTGTTGGTTTATAATATTCACCATTTTCATATTGAATATTAGTTGCTCCGCTATTTGAGATATTTTGTCCTGTCATTAAACATCTCATTTTTTGGTCTAAAGTTCTAATTGCTTTATGCGCCTTTTCATGTGCAAGAGTTCCTTCTTGTTTATTATTTAATCTATCTGTTATATTATATTGTTCTTTTTCTTCTGTTGGTTGAACAATATCTTTTAAAGTTAAACCTTTGTCTATTGGTTGTGATACATTCGGGATGTTTGTCCAGTATAGTCTTTTTCTACTTTGCGCAGAAAGCAATTTGCTATCAATCATAATAGGTTCTACGCCTAATGCTTGAGTAATAACATCTTGCCATTTTTTGCACATCTTTACATTTTCCAATAAAAAATATTTTGGTTTGCTTTCTTTTAATACTCTTACATATTCCCAAAATAAATAAGAATATCCATCAAATTCAAATCCTTTTTCTTTCAAATCTAAATATTGTTCAAGTGATGTAATTTCTATATTATCTTTTGTACTTGCTCCATTCATTCTTCCGGCAAACGAAAAATTTTGACAAGGACTACCACCAATTAGCAAATCTAAATAACCATTATATTGTGTTCCATCAACATCTCTCACATCTCCAATTTCTGTTATATCATTCCAATTTTTCTGTGCTATTTTAATTGCATAATCACAAATTTCACTGGCATGATAACCATTGACTTTAATCCCAGCTCTATCTAAAGCACATCTACCCCCCCCAATTCCGTCAAAAAGACTTAATACATTTAATCCATTTTCATTCATTTTTTATATCTCCTTTCATATTAAAATTATGTCACAACTAACATAATTCATCAATTTATGTTAATTATAACATAAAAATGAGCTTTTGTCAAGCCCCTTTTGCAATTAAATCTCTTCAATTTCAAAATAATCATCATAGTCAACATTTTGCCATGTTTTAATCCTCCTTAACCTTCAATCTTTTTAAACAATTTTTCGAAATCGTCTTTAGTATATACTCTATATTCATTTTCATATATTCCTTTATGTTCGTCTTGATACATTACAATATAATCACCAATATTTACTTTTTCTTCGTTACAAGTAAGTGTTCCAAATTTATTATTATATCTAATAATATCGTTAGTTGCTGCACCTAAAATCCAATCTGGAATTGTTAAATAATTTTCTGATGATCGACTTGTCAGCGGATGCTTTTCATCGGTGTTGTCATACTTAAATTGCCATGCCATACATACATTTTCTCTTACATATTTACTCATAATTATCTCCTTTCTATGCCATATAATATCCTTGTTTTTGAATTTTATCCCATTCTGACTTATGTAACCTTTTTATAGTTTCTTCTATATTACCATAACAATTTACTAACATTTTGATTTCCAACATAGGGTCAGTTTCAACAAAATTTGGGTCTTTTTCTTGCATATATTTTTCCCATTTTTTAGTAACGTCTACAACTGAAATTACCTTTTTAATATAATGTTCTAATAAATTCATTTAATCACCAACCTTAATAATATGTTTAAATTGTTTCTCATAGAAATCAAGATACAATTCTTTAGCATCGCCATTATATGTTGCTTCAATAAATTGAGGATAAATAAAATTATACTTGGTATTTTTTACAATAAGCATAGCTTTATTATTTTGAATTGTATGATTAGCCCATACAATAATTACTTTTAAGTCATCGTTTGTTTCATCATTGTCATGAAAACAATCAGCATCTTTAATTTCTTGATAACATAAATCTAAAAATTCCATTGTGTCCATGTTACATCACCATCCAATCTTCTGCTAATACATCACTAATGCTAGGAGTCCAAGGAATAACTTGACCTTGTACTGTTTTAAGTGCGATATAAGGCTCATATTCAACCAAACCTTGTTCATTAACTAATTGTTCAGCTATCTCAGTACATGGTTCATATGAGCCTTGTGGAACGTAATAAATGAATTGATTCTTTCCATTCCAACCTTGTCTTGTTAGTTTTGAACCTTTTAACAATTTGTCTAAAGCTTCATCAAATTTCATTTTACTCTCCTTTCAATAAAAGGAGTGAATATACTCACTCCTTTTATTTAATTTATTAAACTTCTACATTCCTTTCCCTAGCAAAAGCAACTAGATTATTATAAATTGTTTCCAACTCAACCAATTGACTGTCTTTTGCTTCTGAAATTCTTACACCCTCTCCAAGTTGTTTATAAATAATATCCTCTACTTCTTCTGGATATAATTCAAACAATGCAGTTACATAAGGCTCAATACAATCTAAGTAATCTTGCTTGGTATATCCATTGGAATTCATTGTAAATGATACTAAATCAGCACCATAATTTTCAGCAGACCTCTTTTGTGCTTCTTTCATAGCTTCGATTAAATTCTCTGCTGTAAATGGATTGATAACAGGCTGAATATCAAACCTAGAACCAGCATAATATTCGGCAGTTTCATGTGCGTATGCAGTAGACATAATTGTTTTACCAGTTGTTTCGTCAACTCCGTTGCCCTTAATATAAAATCTGAAATCGCACATATCTTTTAAAAACCTAGCCGAATCTTTTACAGAATTAGATCCTTTTGGAACAATCTTAAATACACCATTTCCAACAGCTTTAATCTTACCATTTACTACTTGTTGTTCTTTAATTTCAACGAACTCTTCGTGCATGATAAAGATGACCGTATAGCCACAAGAACACAGCTTATTTACATCTGCTTTAAATGCTGTTCTATATAAAGCATACCCATTAGGCATATCTGATTGACCATTCATTTCACTTACATCTCTTACACCATATTCCCTTGCAGTTGCAGTAGCATAGATTTCAATAATGTCTGTTGCAGTATCAATTACAATAGTTTGAAACTTTTCTTTCATTTGATCGAGGGTTTTTTCATCTGTTAATTGTTTAACTACGTCTACAAAATCTTTCTTTTGCTTAATAGGAATCTTATATCCCTTAATAGCAGTACCACCAGCTTCTCCCATTAATAATAATGGCTTTGGAAATCTCATAGCTTGAGGTGTTTTCCCAAGGGTATTTCCACCATAAATAAGTATCTTCAAGCCTTCAATTCCATAAGACACTCCACTCTCTTCCAAGCCTAATAAGTTTAAATTTGCCATCTTCTATTTACCTTTCTATATTCACTAATAATAATCAAATTCTCTAAAAGGGCAGACATTACATCTGCCCTATATCTCATCTTAGAACGGAGACTTCTTTGTGCTTGCTGAACCAAATGGATTAGCCTTTGTACCACTAGAACTTGCTCCCTTTGGAGAACTCTTAGGCTTATCCTTGTTCTCTTTAGCGGTCTTTACCATATTATTAATCTTAATATCACGTTCATTCAGTGCTTGTTTCATGTCTTCAGGATTGATATAGTATTCATTTTCCTCATCAAACGCTTCATCCCCACGGAATACACTATATTCAGTAACACTAAATCCACTTACCATGTGTGATTCTCTACGACCAAAACCGCCAGTTGTAGGCTTCTTAACTCCTACTTGCTTAGTGATAATCTCATAATATAGCTTTACAGACTGACCAGCTTCATAGAATGAATTGAAATCATCTGCAAGATCAGACTCTACAATAAATGTGAAAGGTGTAGTTTCAGCGTTTCGATTAAATGTATAAAGCTCAACCTTTAGTCTACCTGTTTCTTCTGCGTCCTCACCCTTTGTTTCAGGGATAATACTGCGAATAATACCACTGATTTCACAGTCTGCACTGTCTTCTTCGGGAACACCAGTGGAGGTAATTCTAAATCCATTTACTTGTGTAATAGACTTAAATTCATATGTGTCCTTATTAACGTATTCGTTCGCAGATAGGATTCCATCAATCTTAACTCTTGTAGGCACTTCCCCATCCTTTGCATTGTTCTTAGGAATATAATTCTCAAGAACAGTCTTTAAGGACTTAAAATTCGGATTGTCAATAAGCTGTCCGTTCTCATCTAACTTCTTCTCACTTGCAGGGAAGAAATCTACACCAATCGCATTTCCCTTTACATCTACAAGGAACATAGGGTTCTTAAATTCCTTCTTTGCCATCTGCTGACAAGTTACCTTCTTTTCAACTCCGTTTGCTCCCTTTAAGGTAACTTCCTTTGTAATCTCTTCAAGATTCATTTCAAGTAATTCACCAATAACCTGCGCATTGTTAATACTAGCCTTAATTTCACTCATTTTAATTCTAATTCCTTTCTTCTCTTAAACTTTTTTATTATGTACTTATCTATGATATCACTCCGAAGAGATAATAAAATAAATGTATAATTTAATCTAAGTCATCTCACCCTTAGTCATTCACTGTCTTACCATTTGCAACTTTTTCAATTACATCTTTGTTCTTTAAGTTGTTTTTAATAAACTCTTTTAATTCTTCCATTGTACAACCATTGTTAATTTTGTCAAGATATAATTGACTAGCAGTTTCAAAACCAATAATCATATTCTTGATAAAGTTCTCTTTCAAACTGTTTTCATAATGATTAACAATATTTGCCATAGCTTGTTTCTTAGTTGGTTTCTTTGACTGCTTACTCTGCATAGCCATAATATTCAAACTCCCCTCTGTCACATACTGGACATAACCAAGCTGTAAACCATTCTTTATTATTATACTCCAATTCAGTATGAGCCTCACAATAATCATAAGGTTGTAGTTTTGCGCCACACTCAATACAATATTGTTCTTTATTAAACCAATCAAGAATTACTTGTTTCATTTTATCATCATTTGTCGTGTGATATAAATAAAATAACATATCCTTAATTAATTCTTTCCCATCTGTTCCATCACGATAATAATGTTCATTGATCGTTTCTACAATCTCTAATGCAAAATTTTCCATATAGCCCTCCTTTATATTTATTAGATTGAGAGATTTATCGGAGTCCCAATATCTAGGACTCCTACAAACGGAGGTAAAAAATGAACAAAAACATTAGAATCCCGATAAATCTCTCAATCATGTATATTATATCATATTATTTAGTTGGTGTCAAGTGTTTCATCAATAAAAATTAAATCTTGTGCATGAGGTAGCGTTCTAGCCCATAAAATGAAATTAGGAACATTTGGATTATCTTGACCACTCCATTCATTTAATTTATGAAATCTACGTTGCCCCTTACTACACATAGCAAGCAAATTTTCATAAGTCATTGTAACTGTACGTTTCTGTAACCAAGATTCAGGAAGCCATCTAATAAGTTCCTTCCAATACCTCTTATCTTTTGTATCGAGATACTTTTGACGAATATTTTCCAATACATAAATAATATCTTCTTCAAATGTGGAAATATTATCTAAATTATCTTGGTAATCATCATTTCCATCTTTGGACAGAGATAAATTTCTATCATAGTCATCAATTTCAAAGCAGTCTAATGTAATAGGTTGACTCGTAATCTTGTGCATTGTACTTGTAGAATTAGCAACTGTTCCAACTTTATACGTATCAAATTCCTTCCACCAATAAAGAGGTGCTGTAATATCAACTGATACAAAAATCTGTCTCATAAATTTTCTATGTTCTGAACCAGATTTAATAAGAGCCTGTGCAAGTGTCATATCATTTTCACCAATTACAAAATTTGCATCTTTAGTAACACAATCTTTCTGATTGTCATATTCATAATAACTATCGCTCTTGTTCCAACTATTTTTAGGATTTCTCATTCCTCTGAGTGCGTGTTCAAATCCCCACACTTCTGTATTCTCAAACTTCATCAATCTTCCTCCACAATATCAACAATTCTACCATCATTCACAATCAATCTCTTACCATTCGCATAAAATCTCTCACAATCTTCTAATGTAATACTATCTAAATCAATTACTTTGCTATAATCCATATAATCTCCTTAATCAATCAATTCAATTTCATCCCATCTCCAGCACAACTGTCCATTTTCTTTATCAATAGCGTTCATATATTTCTTGTCAAATGTAACTGAGAAGAAAAATCCTTTTTCTTTCATAGTACAATCATAATTAACAATTCCTTCTTTGCCAACATATTCGTCTAAACAAACATATTTATCTTTTCTATGTGGTTCAACATTGATAATACGAACTCTTTGACCTTCCTTAATTGTTCTTCCAATTAGACCTCTGCCTTTTGTTGCAGTCTTATCAGTAAAATCCATTCTATCAATACAATTATCAACAGCAGTCTTGAAATTAAAATCATCATATTTTTCATAGCGTGATGTGCTTGATTTAGAAACTAATTTGTTATCAATATAATATTTTGCATTAGTATGTTTTCCGTCTTCACAAGCAATAATCAATTTGTGACCATGGGATGGATTTAATAATTCAATCATACGACATTTAGTTCCTCCAATATATTCTCCATGACCACTTTTAATGTTATAACTACTATCACCCCAACCATTTACATTATTATCCCAGTTAATCACAACATCCCCTCCACTAAAGCCAACAACTGTACCTTTGTCTCCTGCTTTGGTATCAAACCAAGTCTTTTCTGTTGCAACAATTCTGTCTCCTACTTTTAACTTCATCAATTCTTCAAATGTCATTTTTTAATCCTCCTTTAATATAATTTTATATTGAAGTCATACTCCCTACCACAAACTTCACTACAATCAGCCCACTCCTACGATTGTTCACTCACTAAACTTTTAAAGATTTAAGTTTTGCATCATAACTTCGCTTGTTAAAGTTTTAGTCAATTAAAAGCTACGAAAAGTTGACTTCATTCATACAATAGGACTCGAACCTATACCTCTATTGTGTGCTCTGACTAGCATCTCCATTTACACCATGTATGACACCTTAATTATTATTTCGGTTTAATCGACCTCACCTAAACGGGGTTGTTCATCAACTCACATGGAACAGTTCTACCAAATTAAGCTATTGCTTGTTTAACGATACAAGCTACCTCCAACTGCCAAGTCATAACATATAGCCATGGTGCATTGTAGGATTCTAACCTACATTTCTCCTATGCGGAGCGTCTTTATTAGACCAAATACCTATATGTTTCGCACCTTTCTTGTACTTCGATTGATGCTAATGCACGGCTTGGATTTGAACCAAGAATATGAGTGTCTGTCGTTTCTCATGTGTTACCATTACACTACTATGCTCGTAATACCTTTTATTTATAATCTTTTGAATGATATGGCATATTATATTTTTTACACCATTTTCTTACCGCATTATCTGTGACATTATACATAGTCCCAACTTTTGTAAAATTACCTTTATTATATATTAAATCACTATACAATTTTTCTTTATTTGGTATGTTAATAGCCATTATTTCTTTTCTACAATCAAAACAAATTTTTCCTCTTCCCGACATTTTGTTTCCACATTTAGGACAAATAAGATTGTTAATGCTATAGCAACCATATACTCCGTTATTTTCATTAACAACAAATCTTTCTTTATGTTGAGAATTTAACATTCCATGATATGTAATATGACTTTTATTACTATCAAATATCATTAAATTATCATAATTATTATTAGTTTTATCAAAATCTATGTGATGAACGACTTCTTCATCTTTTAATTCTCTTCCTATTTTTTCTTCTGCTTTTAATATATGTTCATATATACATCCATTATCAAAGGCTCTATGATGATTTGGCATATAAACACATTCATAACCGTTAAGTAACATTTTTAATCCTTTCTATTTTTAGTACGCCCACTGGGATTCGAACCCAGACTGTGCCTTGTTAGGGTCTTCGTTTTATAAGAACTCGGCTTTTCCATTAAGCTATGGGCGCATGTGAGGTTTGTAGCTTTCACTACCATGTTTTATTTTTGATGGGCTAAACCTCAAAGTGACCATCTAGTTAGGAGCGACCTAACAGCCTTTTGCTTTATATGTGTATTATACCACACATATTAACATTTGTCAACTACTTTTTTACAGAAACATGATAACCTTGACTTTCATAATTCTTCTTAGCTGTGTCCTTGTCAGAACTCTTAATCACAACTTCAAACATCTCTACAATCCCATTGTCGAGTTCTTTTCTACACACTAAAACGCTTCTTCCTTGCTTTTTCATTGTTTTTATCTCCTTTCTTAACTATATATGTATTATACCATATATTCTATTAAAAGTCAACCATTATTTTTTATTAAATGGAGCAAATGTTTCATAATAATTTTTGCATACATAAACATCATATTCTTCATCTTCATCAAATTTAAACACAAATACCATAGTGTCTCCACTTCCAGTAAATCTACACCAATCGTTTTCATCATTAGTGTCAAAGTTTTCAATACATTCTTTTACCCATTTATTAATTGTGTCATCATCAATATGTACTCCATCATTAAATGAACAATAATGTGTTGGAAATTCTACATTGTCCTTAGTCAGCGGAAAATAATCAGCTAATTCATCAGCATATGTTTCTTCACCACAACAAGGACACACTACATATCCCATTCCATATGCTCCAACTTGAATATCATCATCTTCTACTTCAAGTTCAGAGTCACAATGTTCACAAGTAATCTTATAAGTCTTTGGCTTAGACCCCGTTTGCATCATGTGATTGTACTTATCATTCAATACTATCATTCTTCTACCTCCTTGATATAATAAATACTATTCATTGTTTCAATAATATATAATTTATCTTTTTCAACATAATCCCAATGACAAATAGTTGAACTTCGCAACATTTGTCCACTATAATCATCATATACAAAACAGAATGGCATACCTACGAATAAATCTTTAGGATAAAACTCACCATACAATGAATGAGTAGTTTCAATATATTTTATTGTTTCTTCTTTAACAACGCCATCTAAATCTGTAACGCCTACAATCTTTAACATTTTTGTTCCTTTCTTTGTTCTTTATATTGATAGATACATTCTCTTGCAATCATAGGAATATTGAACTTTGCTTGCATATAACAATCCCATTTTTCTAATTTGTTACAATCTTTTTCAAAAGCGTCCCCTACAGCAATTTCATATTCACATCTACTCCATTCTTGCCATTGAATTATTTTTTCAATCTCTTTACATAACCCTTCAAATCCGTATAAAGTATCTTCGCCATATCTTTCATACTTATAGTTCTTAGGAGAGCGTAAATATTTCTCAATAGCCTTTTCAGTACACTCTTGAACATAACAATTCCTAAAAATATTAAATGGTTCAATCTTCTTTGTGTTTGGATTATAATTCAATACATAATATTCAAATTGCATATCATCACCTCAACTCTACTAAATGTTCATTTACAACAGTCCAACAATTAGGTTTAATCTTCATATCCTTGATCCATTGTTTTACACATTTGTCAATCCGATTGGCAAGTTCTAATTCTTGTCCTCTTGTAATTTCAAAACTTTCACTTACTTCTCCACATTCTTCATACAAGTTATCATACATAGATTCAATAATTTCTTCTTCATTACTATTCCATGACAATACTGGTTCTTTACAAGTTCCTACATAAACTTCTTCACAAACATCATTAACTGTTTCTTTAGCATCTTCAATAGCCTCTTGTTCTGTATCAAAACTACCATTATAATATTCACCATCAGAAGACCAACAGTATCTTGTTTTATCTACTTTATCAATCCAATATGGAGGTTCATCATCACAATCATCTTCATCAAGCCAACCACCAAACTCTTGAGCAATCCCTTTCATAATTTCAACTGAATTACCATGATGATCTAATCTTAAAAATGTGAGTTCTGATTTTACCATATTTTCAAGATTATATTGACGATAATAATTCAAATTTTCATAAAGGTTGATATTTTGATATTCATAAAACATAGCTCTGTTTTCATTACCATCATTAAATGTAATAAAGCCACTTGTTATTTTCCATTCATTACTATCGTCATATTTTTCTTTAATGTCACTTAACAACTGATTTACAGAACCATAATTTTCTTCGTGAGTTCCATCGCTGATTAATTTATAATGCTCATCAATATAACTAACAATCTGTTCTACTGTAATGTGTCCTTTTAATCTTAAAATTGTAGCACAACCCATAATCTCACTCCTATTCTACAACCAATTTAACATCACCAATAACAGGCTCAATATCATATGAATCAACATCTTTATAATATTGGTCTTCTTCTAAATCATATATAATTGGATTTTCTCCATCTATATCAGTTAAATAAATTCCATAATAACATGGTACTAATCCTTTATTATTGTATTTTACAAGTGTGCCACTTTTAATCTTTGCTGTTTTTGTATTAAATTCTACTTCCATGTCTACTCCTTTCTAAAACAAATCATCTTTACAAGGTCTATTATAACACTTTATCTCCATTTTGTCAACCACAATCTGTAATTTTTTTTGACCGTTCCATTCATTTATGCTTAACTCACCTACACAATCCATTTGCAGTTTGTTATTGCTTGGCTCATTTACAAAAATATCATTATCATAATATCCTAACTGTAAATCTTCCTTATTCTTCTTTAAGCAGTTGAATATCATAATATCAATACCCTCTTTGTGCAACTTTAATGTCCGTTTATTCTTACCCATAATAGACCAATCTGAGGGCATAAATGTAATGTTCTTGATATGGAACTTAGGTTTACTAACCCCATGCCCCCACAACGCACTATAAGGCTCAAATAGCCCAAATAATCTTGTAGGTATAGATTTTATTGAATAAGACTTTAAAACGTCTATATGGGGCGTATATGAAAGATCAAGGTTATTGTAGTAGTCTACAAGTGCTTGAATGTTACCAACTTGAATCTGTATACCTGCGCTGTCTTCGTGACCACTAGCCCAATCAACTAATTCATTATTATCCAAATCTTCTCTTAATGGAATAGGACTTCTTAATGAACCAATCATTGTATTGCCTTTAATAGAACCGACTATTGTAGGCTTGTTATCACATAATGTCTTAATTTTGCCAGCCAACAATCCACTATAAGAACGTGGTACATCATCACTTGTAAATACAATCAAATTGTTCTGTCCACAAGACAATATCGTGTCCATATTGTTCTGAATCACATCATTCACAATCTTAATCTGATTTTGATGTGCTTGCTCTACCATATCTAATGTTTCATTTATATCACATTGACCAATAAAAGCAAGAATAAGCTGTTGCTTTAAGCCCATATCATTACAACGACATACACTATTTATTTTAGGAATAATCTTAAAACCAAGGTCACGTTGAGTATATATATCACTACCGATAAACCTATCAATCATAGCACCAAGAAATTTATTATTTATATAATCTCTTGTTTCAAGTCCAAAATGATAATATTCTCTATTCTCCATTTCTGACATAATCATACTATCAGATACAAGACTTAATGCTACTAAGTCTATGAAATATCCCGACCAATCTAAGCCGAGTTGATTGTCTAATCCTTGTAAGAATTTATGTGTGACTAAAGCACCGCTACCATTTCTTGATACATTATATCTCAGGTCTTGATTATTTATAAGACACCCTTTACCAATTGGTGTAACTATGTCATGGTGGTCTAAAACAATAAGCCCAATACCAAGTCCACACAATTCGTCTGCTTGTTCACAATTATTTGTTCCAGCATCAGGAATAATCACAAGGTCAGGTCTTTCTTGTCTAATTCTGTCCATAATATCTTCATCGTCAAGTCCACGTTGCTTGCCACTATGAACAAGAATCTTAATAGTCCACTTATTACTTAATTTCATAAGATATTGATATAATATTACAGTAGAGCATATTCCATCTCCATCACCATCTTGAATAATAAACACTGTACTATCTAACTTAGACCAATATTCAATTTCTTGACAAGCATATGGAATATCAAGATATTTCCACCATTCATCAATATATTTACCAGTGGGATTAAGATATTCTTTCGTATCTTCAATCCCACATTTTTCTAAATACGACTCTATCGTTATAGGCTCATTGCCATATAATTCATTTACTTGCATGGTAATTCTCTTACTCTTCTAATAATGTCACAAATTCCTCTGTGATTAAAAGCTTCATAAAGAATATTTAACACATCGTCTTTACTTATCAGTTCTTCATTATAATCATCTTTTGACTTTGACTCAGTAAGTTCTAATGAATTTTCCATATAGTAAAAACCACCGATATATCCATTTCCTAAATCAACAAGATAACCGTTTACGCCTTCATCATCAGAAAGGTCTACAATTGTTCCAATTCTACCAATATTATTTACCATGCCATCATTAGACCATTCATCCATCTTTAAGATTTTAACCTTATCTCCAACTTTAAACTTATAATCACTCATTATCAACTACCTCCACTTCATATCCTAATGCTTCGCTAATTTGTGCTAATGTCATCTTCTTAGACTCTTTACGTTCCCAAATACATTCAAGGAAATCATCATCAAATAAATTTACTAATACGTGAGCATTGGATTCATAAATTTTCATAATGTCATAATCACCATTAAATTCTTTAGAATCTTCCCCAATGTCAACAAAATTATTATCATAAGTACACTCATTCCAGCCTTCATTTGCACTAAGGAGCAAGTTCCCTCTAACCTTTCTTAATAAATATCTACTTCCATTTCTACACTCAACAATCATACCTTCTTTTAATTCCATTTTGTTGTCCTCCTTATATTCTACAACTGTTATTTCATTTGGATTACTAACCCCATTTCCGTAATATAAGTGCCTCCCACTATAAACATAATAAGTTCTTTTGTTTACTTCCTCCCAATGAGTAGTGTTCTCATCACTATAGCACCATTTAATCCCATGTTTGAAACACTCTTTTATAAATTCTTCTGCTTCTTCTTCTGTTTTGCAATGCACTGCAATTTTACCATTACTATTCTTAAAATCTTCCCAATTAAATTCCATTTCTATTCCTCCTTTTCTTCTAACAAATCAATAATTACACTTGTTTTAAATACATATGTTTCATTATTCTTATATTTAGATTTTTTTGACAAATCAGAAATCGACTTCAAAGATTGTAATTCTTCCTTAACAAGCCTCCTTCGCTCACTGATTTCTTTTAATTTTTTCATTAATTTTGCACTAATAATTGCGTCACATTTCTTCATTTCAATATAGTGCAAAATATCCTCTCTTTGCAAATCATATTCAGATTGTAATTTTGTAAGTTCTGACTTTCTTTTGTTTACTTTATCAAGAAAATTATTATATTCTAAAACCCATTCAGCACCTTTGCAGGAATGTTCTTTTTCTTGTAAAATTTTATTGTCCATATTCTACCTCCAACTGATATATGTATTATATCATATCAATCAATGTTTGTCAACATTTCTTTCAAATTATTTAATCTTTCTTGTTCTTTTTTAACTTTTTCTTCTTGCTTTCTAATAATACTTTTCACTAATCTTTTCTTATAATATTCTTCTCTTCCCTTAAGACAATGATAACATTCACCGGATTTCCCTTTAATAGTACAATATAAATGTTGAGTAGCATAATTACAATCTAAATCTTCAATCTCCCAAGTCCCATCATAATACACAATCACTTTTGACATTTCTCTCATAATTCATTCCTCCTTTATTTGATAAACCAATTATAACATAAAAATCCAGTCTTGTCAACTGGATTTTTAATAAATTTAGAAATTAACATTTGCTAATATATCATTCAATTCTTTCTTTGTTGTTTCACCTAACTCTAAATCAAGAATAATTTGAGCAATTTTATCATCACGCTCTTTTCCTAATTTTCTCTTTAACTCATATCTTTTATTTCTTCTTGTATCGTCACCTAAATAATAAAGACGACAATCAATAATCTCAGCATCCTTCCTTTGTAACATACCGTACTTTTCTGCAATTTGTCTTGCCTTGACATTTGTTTCATTAACTAATGCTTTAATTTCATCAATCATCTTATCATAATCTTCTTGATAATCATTAGGAATTGAATCAAGTTTTTCTTGATACTTCTTTGTTACCTCTCTTGTGATATAGTCCTTAATTACTCCTGTTACTCTCATTGTTTAGTCTCCTTTCTTTTTAATCTATTTGAACTATCAATCCATCTAAATCATTTTTATCCAATAATTCTTGTAAAAATGTTTTATTATTTTTCATAATTTTTTGCATTTCAATTATTTCATTTCTAGTGTAATAGATAATTACATCATCCCATCCATATCCATAATTGTTTTGATAATAATTCTTATAAAAATCAGATTCTTTATCAATAGTCCAAGCTTCAATGTTGTTATAATTTTTATTCCATTTTATAGCACAATTACAACCATATGCTTCGACTCTATTGTCACAAAATGGCATACTTACATACTTACCTTCATCTATTTTCTTACCAGTTTTAGGGGAATAAAAATAATAATACATTCCCACAATAATCTATCTCCTTTCTTATTCTGCGTCATCATATTCAATTCTTACCAAGGGTCATATTTATTTAATACATCTACTAATTCATCAATCATATCATTCATATATTCATTAGATTTAGCTTGTATATAATCTTTTGCTGAATCAACATCTAATCCAATATCAATTACGTCATTATGATATGGTTCTCCTGTTAAGTTTTCTCCAAAACAAATTTCATCAAGTGGAATGTTATAATACTCACCAGTGTCTCCATTTACACAACTGAAAGTTAATTCTGTATTTTCATCATATCCAATTTCATTCAGTTTGTTAATTAAGTCAATTACTTTCATCATATTTTTATTTCCTTTCAATATACAATGGTGGAATATCAATAGGTTTATTATCCCATGTTGTAGCAAACATATCAATCATTTTACCTATGCTATTATCTACATAATGCCATACCTTTACATTCTGTCCAAACCTACCATATCTTGTTTTAAAACAATGGCTAACCGCATTAGGAATGATTGTTCCACCAAATGCTTGCTTATTATATTTATTATTCCATTTTGCTATTAAAGATTCTACTTGTTTTAATTCTTTTTGCCTTGGGTACATATAAATAGAACCATTATCTAACTTGGTTTTAACCGACTTAGAACCAAATAGACAACTTTCATCAACAATATCTACTTCTTTTTCACGACCATTTAACTGAATCATTGTAGCAACCGCAACATCATATTTTTCTGCCGTTAGTTTTAATGTATCAACAAAATGTAACAAAGCCATATCTTCTCTAACAGGCATACCGCTCATTTGTTTTAACTCTGCTCCTATGTAGAAGTTATTCCATGTGTAATCATGAGTTATATATTCATAACCTTCCAATGACAAGTTTCTAATCATTTCAGCAACACCATTAGACGTAAAATTTGGATAGTTAATGATTCTTAATTCACTTTCTTTAGCAATTCTTCCAGCTTCCGATAATCTCTCTTTTTCTTCTTTTGTAAAATCTCCATCAAGAATTTTATGATAAGGAATACCACTTATATTTGCCATAAAACGAGGTTGGATTTCTTCTCTCATTTTTTGCTCTGTATGAATATATGCCCCTTTCCCTTGATAATATGGATTGTCTACAAAATCTTGAGCTTCATCTGACCATATTTTTAGTACGGAAACATTATTTTGGTCTGAGATTCCCATACAAGTCTTTCCGAAAGATGATGGGCTTCCTCTTAAAATTAAATGCCCTCTACACCAACCACGATATAAATTATTCAAAGTTGGTGAACACAATCCAGCCCCAATCATAGGTTCTTCTTCTAATTCGTCAAGTAATTCATCAAACCCATCACCACAAGTCATTACTTCAATTTTATCGTTTAAGAAAAACTGTTTACGAACATCAGACTGTTGTTTTTCAAACCAATTCACAATATCCTCAATGCTATATTGGTTCAAATTTTCAAGCTGGCTTTCTTCACTCTTATCTTCATCATAGAATTTCTTAATGTCAAATCCTTTTTCTTTATAAGCATTAAGACAACTGAATTTCCTAAACTCTGTGTAGTAATATTCAAAATTATCAACGTCTGTCAATTCAATAACTGTTGCTATATAATCTTCAAAATTGTTATCCTCTAACACGTTATATTCACTTACAAAAGGTTTAACAAACTCATCTATATCCATGATACTAACACTTTTACAACCGTTTAATGCCAAATTATATATCGTAGCATATAATATCTTTTGAAACAATATAGTCCATTCATCTTTGTCAAGTGGATATTTTGAATCAAGTGTTAGTTCGGGTCGTTGTAAATAGCAACCAAGTAAACGATCGTTCACTGTACGATTACATATCATAATCTATCTCCTAAATTTAATTTTATCGACCAAATTGCCTTCTTTGACCAATTTAATCAACATTATCAACTTCTTGTTGTAACCATTCAATTTCCGCTTTTAAGGCATCTTCATAATAATAATATTTTTCACCATTGCTTGTTCTATATCTACAATCTAAAGGATACTCAGATTTTACCCTAGAACAAGCAATTTTTTCTATTGTTATTTCACTTATAATCCTTTCAAAATTTGTCATACTTCATTCTCCCAAATAATACAAATCACACCATCTTCTCTAAATGTTTTTCTTACTTCCTTTTCTAACAACTCATTAGGAATACTACCTACATTCTGATAGTTAATTCCATATTCATATAGTCTTGGTGTAATTGTCATATTTTTACATATACTTGGACATAACCAAAATCCTTTACTGTCATGTTTGTGTTGATTGCAAAATTCTTTTACTGTCATGCTTTATCTCCATTATTTCATTTATTTCATTATTACCATTGCAGTATATATTGACTGTCCATAAGAGCTTGTAATGCTAAACTTAATATCAACTATGTTACTCTTTGCGTTTATAAAATCATTAATTTTTCTTTCAAGTTCTGTTAATCTATCTTCACGGAAAAAATGAACTGTCATACCATTATTCTCTCCTTTATTTTTAAAATCAACATTTCCACACTTTAACACTTTCATGTTAGTCTCCCTATATCAATATATTTCTTTTTCTTGCCACCGCAATTTTTCTTAATTACAATTTCATTATCAGTAAAATCAAATTCATCAATACTCTTTTCAATCTCTTTTGTCTGATTGAAATATTTTTCAGCTTCAATCCCATAAAACGGAAGCAATGATAAAATACTGCCATTTGATTCTTCTGAAAATAGATTAAGTTCTAATACTTCATACATATAGTATAGAATATATTGTAATGTTAAATAAGACCATACTTCATGTTCTTGTAAGATGTTTTTCGTCTGCGCCCCTATAAGTTGCCAAGGAATTTCTGATTTATCATATCCATTATCTAAGTATATTTTCAATATGTAATCAGTATAAACTCTTCTGTCGCTTGATTCACTTGGTTCATATTTAGCCTTTGCTTTATTTCTTTTAGCCATGACCTTATTATAACATTCTTCATTACAATAATAACTTACTTTACCAACCTTATAAGCTGTATCTTTATCAAGTTGTTTACCGCAACAACGACATTTTGGCATTATAATTCAATCCCTTCGATTTCGGCTCTCATTTCAAGACAATATAAATACTGCCCCATTGCACTTGCTTGTTTCTTTAATAATTCAAGACTACAAGACGGCTCAAAATTCAAAGTATTAGATTCATATTTAACAATCATTTTATGCAACTTATCATATCTAATCTTTGTTTGAAAATATTCTGCCTTAAATCTCTCTTTGTAATCATCACTTTCCATAAGTTTTACCGTATCTAATAGCTCCATTACTTTAATTCCTCCTTAAACTGCTTTAAAATTTCTAACATTTTATAGTCCTCAATATAGAATAAATCTTCAACTCTTGCAAATCTCTTAAAGTTTTCAACTAACTGTCCAAATCTCCAATCTGGAACAAGTTTCCAAATTTTTAATAATTCATTCATAAATGGTTCAATTCTGTTAATATCTCTCATTGTTTATCTCCTTTTCATAAACACATTATACCACATAATTTACTCGTTGTCAAATTCAAGTTTATCAAACTCCCAATTATTCTTTATGCTAATCTCACTAGCGTAATTCATCCATAAATTCATTTCTTCTTGTTTAGTGACATCAAATATCACATGACAATTATATACATAATAATGTCCAGTAGGTTTAGATATTTTTATAATATATTCATGCCTGTTTCTTAGACCATTTCTTGACTTATTCTTGTACTTTGCTTGCATTATTCACCTCTGTATGTTCACAAGCCCAAACACTTGTCTGAGTTTGTATTGGGCTTGTTTTCATAGGGCAATCAATACAACCATCATATTCTGCACACATTTGTAATATTTGACTTTGTTCTTGTATCATTTGACCCATATCAATATTAAGTTGCATAAGCTAACCCTCCTTGC